GCCATATAATCTTCACTAACAGCACTAAATGGAGTATCAGTAAATTCAAAGTCGGTATCGCTAAAATCAGTATTATCAAAATCAGTAAAATCATCATTAGCAAGAGGCTCTGGAGAAGCAACACGACCAATCTCATCCTCTACGGGGGGTCTCATTGTTGCTGTGTCAGAATCGTCTTTAGCAGCTATATCATTAAGAATATCAAGTTCTTGTTCAAGAAGACTTCCTTTATTAATATCAATACCAATAATATCCATTATAACTTCGAGTAATTTATGAAGTAAAGATTTATCAGTTTTATTTTTAAGAACAGCACTATCAGCATTTATTTCATTAAGTTGTCTAATTAATAAAGGATTTGTTAAACTTTCAACAACAAATTCTTCAAGAGCAAGAACTTTATCAGCACGAATATTTAAGAATCTTGTATAAGCATCTTCATTAGGATGATTTTCACGAACATATTTTTCATAAGCATTATATATTACTTCTAATTTATCAAGAGCATCTTTACGAGAATAAACATTATTAAGTTGTTGGTGAAGATTTTCATGAATTATTCTACGTAAAGCCCAACTATAACTTTGTTTATTAAATTGATTAGCATTAATATCTATTTCATTCGTAGCAGGATTATATTGAGCATAAACTTCATTACCAGCTTCATCAGTCAATTTTGATTGAACATTGATAAATTTAGGTATAATGCCAATATTATCAAGAGCATTGAGTTTATTTAACGCAACTTCATTTCCTGTAAATATAGCTCTAAAACTATCAGCAACAGTAGTATTTTGATTAAGACGACTAACTAATTCATCAGAATCAAATTTACTGTTTAAGTCAATAGTTTGTTTTTGAGTTGTAACAGGAGTAGCTACATCAAAACGAATATTAACACCAACATATTTATTCTTAGTATAGTTAGCGCCATTTTTATCTTTATCGAGTTTAGTTTTAATTAAACCGTTTTCGACAAGAAATTGTTGATAACTATCGTATTCTTTTTTATATCCGCCAACTTCAATAATAGTTTTATTATTTTCTCGTCTAATATATTTTCCATCAATTGTATTAAATGTTTTATCTTTAGCAAAAGCAAACGGAATATTAATATTAGCATTATCGCAAAGACTGTCAATACAATTAATAAATTCTCTATTAGTACGAATAAAATCTATTCTTGACGAATACTTATAAGACGGAGCAGTAGCGCCAGCTTGACTACTTCGATTTCTAATTAGATTTATATCAGTGTTATAACTAACATTACGACCACGAGTTCCGTTAGCTTCATTCAAGATTATTAATCCATGAAATATATTATTATTTTTAATAGAAGTATTACCATCATTACGAGTAGTAAAACCAATCATAATATTTCCATTATTTGTCTTATTGGCTTTAATTCCTTCAAACATTCCAGACTTACCCATAAGTTGATTAAGACGTTCCATAACATCATCAACTTTAGGATTATTTTCAATCCAATCTTGAACTATATCAAATACTTCTTTTTGAAGAGCAGCACGAATTTCTTTAGCTTCTTTATTTTGAAGTTGTTCAAAACGAGGCTTAGCTATTTGAGCAATATCATAACCGCCATGACCATCCATTATAGCAAAGAAAGACGTACCAACGAGATTACTCTTAACAAATTCTCTATTTATTCGTAAATCGTTTTCATCATTAATTTGAATACCGGCAGCACTTGTTACAGTAGCAAGTTTTACTTTATCTTCGTTATAACCATCAAATACTTCGCGAATATCATTATCAGCAATATCTTTCAAAACTATATTTCCTTTACTAACATCAGAAATTCTAAAAGTTCCTTTTGTTTTATTGCGAGCAAATTCGTAAGTTTGAACAAAACTGCCAGCGATTTTATCAAACCAATTATTTACATTTCCTGTAATATCATCAGGGTGCATAATAGCAACACCAACAATATCAGTAAAATGTTTTACTAAATCAAATACAGCATCATCGTCTTTTTCATTATAAACAGCAAGTTCTTTATTATCAATAAGTGGAAGTATTTCTTTTACAAGACGTTTGACTTCTTCGTTATTTCTAACATCTTCACCTCTACTATTAAGTTGATATATAAGCTGATTAAGTTTTACAGATTTAGCAACAACATCTTTCTTGTTATTAATAACATCTAAAACATAATCTTTAAACTTACATTGAACACCAGCATTACTATCAACAATAATATCGTATTTCCAACCACGATTTACATGGCTAAGCATTCCTGTATTTTCGTCATAACGAGGAATACCCATATAACCAATAGTTGCTCCATTCTTGCGACCGATATAAATACGACCATTACTTGCTTTACCAATAAGTTCTTCACCAGGTTGAAGCTGAGTAATATTTACATATTGTTCTTCATTAGTATCAATACCGTCAACATTAATGTTATTAAATGGATTAGTTACTAACCAATTAGCACGAATTTCGGCGTGACGTTTAATACGATTAGCTTTAGCTTCACGATTAAGTCTTGTCATTGATTCATCATCAGTAGCAACATATTTAGTATTATCATCGCTAAGAATATATTTACTTATTTCGTCAAATAGATATTGAGCAATAACATCTACATTAGACATATCATAAATATAAGAAACTAAATCTTCTATATTAAAATAAGTCTTGCCATCAATATCAACTCCATAAGTAATACCATTTTCGTTAGCGGTTTCTACAAATCGTTTAATAACATTTTCTATATTACCACGATTACCAATTCTACGATTCATTATCGCAAGCATTGCTGCACGCAACATAGTTTTATCATTATCGTTAATAGCACTGTTTCGAGTTCCTTGATTATCATAAGCAAGTTCATCTCCATAAAGACCATTTATAATGCTATACCAAACTACATCAGCCGTTTCTTTATCAATGCCATTTGCGATAGCATCATGAATATATTTATCATAATATGCCATTATAGTTTCAGCATTTTCAGTAATAATATCAGGAATATTAACACCAATCCATTCAAGAGCAAAATCGTTAACAGCAAAGTCATCCCAAACTTTTTGAGAAGTAGCAGATTCATTGGTTTTATCCTCTACGGGGGGTGTTCCTTGCGGAGTTCTATTATCGGTAGGAACTTCTGTTTCGGCAGGTTCAGTAGTAGCCTGACCAGCAGGTGGTTGCTCAGCAGTAGTAGCAGTTCCAGCAGATTCAGTAGTTCCAGCCGTTTCATTAATTGCTTCTTTCAGACCCCCCGTAGAGGATTGGTTTGGTTCAGTTTCACTTTTTTCTTTTTCTTTAGTAGCAGTATCAGCTGAAGTATCAACAACAGCATCGGCATCAATTTCTTCTCCAATATTTTCCTCTACTATATCATCAGCAGTTTCTCTATATTCATCAGCAGCTTCTTTCTTTTTCTTTCTATTATTAATAAAATTATTAATTCTCGAATCGCTAATATCGGAAGCAACAAATACTTTTTTCAAAGTATCAAGTTTCTTTTTATCGGCATCTTCAATAGCATTTTCATCATTAATATTATTGCCATATTTATCATAAAGTTGACCATATTCTTCAAGAGCATTATTGATAATCTTTCTACGAGATTCATCAAAAACATTCATATAATGATTAACTTGCTTTTTAAAATCAGCGTCAGTATCACGAGCATTTGCCCTATCTAATTTAGTATTTAAATTAGTTCTATATTTATTATAAGTAATATTATATTCTTCGGAATATTTATTTCTAAATTCTTTAGCTTTAGCTTCATTTTCTTTATCATTAAAATCATATCCAGCAGGAGCATTATTTTCAAGATAAGTAATTTCATTATCTATCTGCTCAATCATATTTCGAGTATCATCGTTCTGTTCAGAAGCTTGAAGCAAAGATTTATGATTACGAAGAGTAGTAAGTTTATTAGCATAAGCTAAATTTTCAATAGCAGCGAAATATTCAGGATTAATATTTTGATTAGAAGCAACTTTTTCATTGAAAAGATTTTCAGCATATTGATTAATTTGCTTATTATATTCATTTGTATTATTGGCATCAATATGCTGTTTAGCAATTATTTGTGCAACATTCATAGAAGCACCAAACTTAAGAGCTTTATTAACAGAATTAAGATATAAATCTTTAGTTTGTTTTATATCATTCTTAACTTGTTGTTGAAATTTAGTAGCTTCTTCATTACTAAGACCAAACTTTTTAGCATAACCAGTACGAAGTTCATCACTATCAATATAAGTTTCAAGGAAATCCATATTACCTGTATTAATAGCATTAATAGCTAAAGCAGAAGTATAATTCTTACGAGCAATATCTTTAAGAAGTTCTTTTTCAGATTCACTTTGAATTTCAGTAGCTTCTCCTTTTTTGTCTACATTAAACGGATTTTTATTGTTATTAATTGCAGACATTTGTTCTTGATATTGTTGAGCAAGAAGAGCACGATTAGTTATTTCTTGTTCACGTTGTTTTTCACCGGCAACAAATTCTTTATTAAATTTACGGTTATAAATTTCTCCTGCTTTACCAGCAATACCAGTAAAAGCAATGCCACCTAAAACTCCCCAAAAAGCACTTTCCCACATGTGAGCATCAGAAAGATAATCTCCTAAAGTTTTAGTATCAGTATTCTTATCAAATGCAAGTTTAGCAAGTTCCATACCTTTATTTTGTGCTATATAGTTTATAGCTTCTTCAACTCCCTCAGTCCATTCATTACGAGCACCATGAAGAATGTCATAACCAAGATTGTTTACTAAAGTACGAGCTTTTTCAAGTTTAGTTAAACTTGCAGCATTAGAAGCAGCAATTTCATCAGCAGTCATACCGAATTGTTTTGCAGCTTTATTATTAAGATTACGAAGTTTACTACTTTTACTAAGAACAAGAGAAGATTTAACAAGATTTCTTAATCCATATAATTGGGCAATATCAAAACCTAAATTAAGCCAATCGGTAACAAAAGTTTCTCCAGCAGCATTAGTTGATATATCTTCTGCAATTTCTTCATCAGACTTATCGGCATATTGAGGATTATTCTTTATAAAAGTAGCGCGTTGTTCATCATTCATAGAAGATAATTGCTGATTAGCAAATTGCTTAGCATCATCTTTAGTTTGAACAGCTTCTTGATAATTTTCAAGCAATCTCATTGTAGCACCGTTAGTAGTCATACTCGCTCCAGTGCTAATAATATCACGAGTTTTTTGAGTAAGTTTAAGAATATTAGCAGCTTTAGTTGTCATTCTATTAAGAGTAGGAATTTTTCCTAACATAGAAGCAGCTTTAGAAACTCCATAACCAGGAACAGCTAAACTAACACTTGTAACAATAGATGGAATCATTTCTCCCCACCATGCAACATCAGTAACGTCAAAAGCAGCATTAGGATTTTCTCTATAAATAGGCATCCGCTTATCAATAGCATCTTTAAAATCAGATATAGCTTGAACAACTTGCGGTCTTTCATAATTAAAGCCATCTTTATCCATGGCATCGACAATTACAGATGCTAAATCGGCAGCCCCTAAAACAGTACCAACAGTCAATTGATTAAGAGTACGACCGCCACTATTTATTGCCTGCATAAATTCGCTTTGATTAGCAGCACGTTCTTTATCAAGTTCTTCTTGAGTATCAATATTATTTACAAAAACATTATAAGGAGCATATTCATCAGGATGAAGATTAATAGGAGTATTACGATAACTACGACCTTCTGCAATAACACTAAGAAGTTTATTTTTTGCATCAGCATCAGGGTCTGTATTAATGAAGAATGGGGGCTGTGTAGCCCCCTTTTTAGTTTTAGGATTATATTCCGGATTAGGAACTTTATTTCCCTCTCGCAAAAATTTTAGTACATCCATATTATTTATATTCAGTTAAATTATTACCAATAGCATTAGCAATATTTTGCTTATAATCAGTAGTATTATACAAATACTTAGAATAAGATTCAGCAACACTATTAATAATAGCAGCTAAATATTTAATATCAATAACTTGACCGGTTACATAAGCATTAGCTGCTTCATCAAGACGAATATCTTTTTCAATCAAGTCTTGAGCTTCAATAGGAGTAAGTTGACGAATAACTCTATTATTAGTTTTATTAATAAGATTCAAATCGCTGTCAATTTGATATTTACCAATATTAGAAGTATAAGGACTATTTCCTATATTATAATCGTATTTATAACTACGAAGTTTAGATAAACGAATACCAGCTTTAGTATTAGTATCATTTAGCCAGTCTTTAGACATAACAGGATTAAGACCAAACTGAATACGCTTAGGAGCTTTTTCAGGGTTTTTCGGGTCTTTGATAGTAACAGCAGAACGAATACTTCCATCAGCATAATAAGTAATACCGTTGACAGTAAGATTTTCTTTAGCATTAGCAATTATATTGGTATATTTCATTTCTTCTTCTGTATCCATTTCTCGATAAGTAGAAGTTTCATCATCATAAATATAAGTATTAGGAGTTTGAGTAAAATCTATGTTACCAAGAGCCTGTTTAAATCTCTCTTCTTCAACATCCATAATACGTTTATTATCTTCCGGTTTACCAATACCATGCTTAAGATTATATTCTGCTTGTGCATGAGTAGGACTAACATTAGCAATAATTTCAGTCGGCATTATTACGTCTTGCTGAATAATAGCTTCTGCATTACGATTTAAATCATCACCAAAATTAGCAAAATTATTCATAATACCACCTAAACTTGTATTGCTACCATAATCAGTTCCTTGAGCAGATAATTCAGTAGGAGTAACATCAAGAATTTTTTCTCCATTCTTACCAATTTTGACAGCGTTAGGTACTGTTTTAGTCTTATCATAATCTATAAAACCAAGACCGCGAAGAGCACGTCCTGGCATTTGTATCATTTCTTTAAATAGATTTGTATTTTGATTACGAGCATCTCTTACAGCTTTAGAGAAATTAAATGTATTGTTTTTAGCTTGACGAGGAAGTTCAACATATTGCATTCCATTTTCTCTACCAATTCTAATACCCAAAGATTTAAGAGCATTATCTCCACCTAAGTTTTTAACAAGAGTAGTATATTCATCATCATTAAGATATTGTCTAACAGCATAAGTATTCTCATCAAATATGGCATCCATGTATTGATTAACGCCACTTCTAAATTGATTATCAGGAATATCAGTTCCGGAACTAAGAGCAGTATAAGTTTCAAAAGCATTACCAGCTTCTGTACCAGCATTAACTCCGAGAATCTTATTCATAAATTCAGTATTATCTTCAATAGTTTTTATAGCATTAAGAGCTTCAAGTTTTTCAGGACTATTAGGCAATGAATTAGCTTGTTGACGAAGAGCAGCAGTATCCATAGAATTAATATCTCCTTGAATACCATTACGAGAAAATATATCCGCAATAGCAGATTTACTATTTTGAATATTAGCACGAGCTTCTATCGCACTTTCATTTTTAGCAACAAGAGGAGCGCCATCTACTATGACATTAGCAAAATTGTTATCATTAGCGACACCACCGCTTGCAGCAGCAATTTTCTTAGCAGAAGCTAAAGCAGTACCGAATTCAGACGTACTATAACTTCTATTGTAAGCAGCAGCTTTCTTAAAGTTATTAAAACGACGATTAATAAATTCGTCATAATTCATAAGATTGCCATTGTTATCACGAACATCAGTATTTTTAGATTGAGTTTTATCTTTCCAAAGAGCAATATCGTAATCTTGTTGAAGACTTGCTTTAGCACCAGGAGTTCCCTCAATAGCAGCATCGAGAGCATGTTGAAGTTTATCTTCACTAAGTCTTTCCCATTTATTACCGCTTTTCATAAACATTTCTCCAGTAGCAGATTTAGTATAATCACTTGTAGGATTACCATTAACATCAAGAAAGCTATAACTTTCTCCACCGCCAGCATCAGCTTGAGCAATTTTCAAGGCTTCGTTATAAATAACAGAAGTAGGCACTTCATTAACTTCTTGTTTTTCTGGTTTCCATTCAGTACCACCAATTATATTTCCAGCAGCATCTAACTTATCTTCATAATGATAAGTATTAATTTGGCGATAATAATTTTTATAATCTTCTGATAAATCAGTACGAGCATTAAGATTATCATGATAAGTTTTATATTGTTGTTGAGCACGAAGACGTCCAATAACACGTGGGTCAGAAGCAACATTACCAGCTTCGGCAATTATTTCGTCAAGAGCATAACCTTTAAAATCTCCTACAACAGCATCTTGAATTTTACTTTCAACACTATTAACAAGCATTTGCTTGAACTCGTCTTCTTGAGCATTAAGTTCAAGTTCACCAATTTGTTTCTTTAAAGCACTTTCTTGAGCAACAGCAGCATCATGTCTTTGTTGAAGATAATCATAAGTTTGACCTATAACTTCCAAATTATGTTTAGGAACATAATTATAATCTATTGATTTAAAACTACCAAAAGGCATATCTATATTATTTTAAAAATTAATAACCAAGAGCACTAAGAACAAGTTTATTTGCATTAGGAGTACGTAAACCAAGAACTCTAAGAGTTTCTTCATCAAGTTTGGCTTGACGTTTATTTCTGTTCCATGTATTAAGAGCACTACCAATATTACCTAACATACCGCTAAATATATTTGAACGCGCTTCTGCTTTAGCAGCATCAATATCAGCCTGATGCACAAGTTGATTAATTCTATTAGTAGTATTAAATCTATCAGCTTGAGATTTAAGTTGAGCATTAGCCGTACTAACAACAAGTCTATTTTGAATATTAGCAGTATCAGCAGCAAGTCTAAGTCTTGCACGATTAGCACGTTGAGCAGCAAGGGCTTGATTATACTGGTCATAACGAGCAAGATTACGAGCAGTAACTTCTTGCTGATTAAGTTTATCTTTATTAATCAATTCAGTTTCAATATTTTCTTTACGTCCATAAACTTCATTCTTAGCTTGTTGACCTTGCAAAGCAGCACGTTGTTTACGAGCAAGAGCAACACGACTATTAGAAGTATTACGACCAATTTCACCCATTATACGACGAGTATCATCTTCAATTTTACTAAGCTGAGGATTAGCGTTATAACGAGTTTTTAATTTAGCAGCAGCCATAAGAATAGGAGCAGGAATATCTTTTAAATCTTCCTCGTTAAGTTTAATTTCTCCAGGATTCTTAATAGTAGGAGCAGTAATATTTGGAGCAGTATATCCATGCATTTGATTAGCATAAATGTTTCCCATTACAGCATCTAAAACAGAACTACCGAGATTAACTCCTAAAAGAATATTATCAATATTGCGAGTTTTAGCAACATCGTCTTGAACAGGCATAACATTCAAATCGTTATCAACAGTTTTATTAAGTTTATCTACAATAGTATTTTGTAGTAATGGTTCAAGACCTCTTCTAATACCAGCCATTTCAGCATTAGTTGCAGGAGCTAATCTATTAACTCTTTGAATAGTAGGTTTAGCAGATTTAGAAGTTCTATTATTAACACCCCCCGTAGAGGATGAGCTTGATTGATTAGTTCCCTTACGGGGGGTCTCACTATCAGTATCTGTTGTTATAGTAGGAATAGTTCTTTCTCCATTTCCGTAAGTATGAGGAGCAATACCAAATCTATTAAGCCTATCGAGCGTAATATTATTTCTAAACGTTTTTTCTCCGTAATTATCAACAGGAGAGCTATAAGAAACATAATCTTTATTAGATTTATCTTGAGCATCAGTTCCTAATTCTCTAACTCGATTAAGCAGTTCTTCAACAGAATCATATTCATTATTAATACGTCCTCGAATATTAGCATTTCTTTCTGCTTTACTAACAGATTTAGAATTTATCAAAGGAGTAACAATTCTATCTCCATAACTTGTATCAATTTCTTTTTCTTTATATGGAGTATTATCAATTTTAGTTTTTAGTCTATCAGAAGATAAAGCATCGGCTTGATATACTTCTCTTTCTATTACTTTTTTAGAATGTCTATTAGAAATATCGTTATCTTTAAGTACACTATATGCGGATAATTTTGGTCGAGCAGCATTTATAACAATTTCATCAATTACATTATCTTTTTTAGTTCCAGTTTTAGCTTTAGAACGTCCACCACAAGCAAATTTACGAGTACGTCTTTCTGTTTCAGAAATAGTATGAGCAACATTAGTATTATCTTTTTTAGCATCTAAAGGTTTTTGAGATATATCAGCACCGACTAATCTGTTATGAGCTTCAACCCAACCTAAACGTTTAGGAACATCAGGTTCAATATTAACTTTACCTTTTGGTAATATCAAATCAGAAACAAGAAGTTCAAGATTATGCAATCCAGGCTTAGAATAACGTCCATTAAATCGAGGTTTTCTTTCTTTATTATAAGCAAGAACATCTTGATTAGGAGTATGTATCAGACCATTTTTAACGTTACCGTTTATAGAAACAAGTTTTCCCATTTTATTTTTATTATTTGTATTACCGCCAAATTCTTTTTTTCCATAATCAGTAATAATAATATTATTTTTACTTTTAGTTCCAGATTTAATAAGAGCTTCCATAACATTTTCGTTAACTGATTTTTGTAAGCCATCAATAAATTTTAAAGGATTTCTCGTTAAACTATTTGCAAAACCTCTAATAATATACTTATTGAGTTCAAGATTATTACCGTTTCCCAAAGTCTTAGCAACAATAGTATCCATTTTATTAAACGGTATTTCCACATAATTGGCGTAATTGCCGTTTTTAAATTCAACGCTTTTAACTTTATCAAGCGTATTAATACTTCTAAAAGTAAAATCGTTAGGATTAAAAGTATTAGTGTTTTTATTAATACTGTCTGTTGATTGACGATTATCTCCGCCATATTTATATTTAGTTCCATCATCATTAATTCTATTATTATCTTTATATTTCTCTTGTGCAGCAAAAACTTTATTTGCATCAACACCATTTAAGACTAATTCAGCAGGTGATACCCCCCGTAGGAAAGGAACAGAAGAATAGACTCTTACTTCATTAGGAGTAACTTGCATAACTTCTTCTCCCTCAACTTCAAGACCGGTTTTAGCATTACGACCAACATCAATACCACCTTGTTCATGTTTTCTACCTTGCATATAATAGAAGTTTTTCTTACCAATAGGAATAGCAGTTCCTCCACGAACAATATTAGGAATATAATTACCATTACCAGCATTAACTACAATACCATCTTTAGCTTTATTTTTCTTCATGTCAATAATTTTTATTTAGCGATTTTAAGGCTCGTCACGGCATGCAATCTAAATCGTGATAGATTAATTATTTCAGATATGAAAATGCCATGACGGGCAAGCAAATAGCATCAGCGTTTGCGTTTACGTACTTTTTTGCCACCTCCACAAGCGTATCGAGGCGACTGTATTTGCGAAACAGCAGTAATAGCAGCAGTAGGATTTTGACCAAGAGTATTCATAGCAGCAACATTATTATTTTGAGCATTGGCATATTTGGCAGTATTTTCGCCAGTTTTACGAACATTGAATTTATCAGCAACATCATCATAGATTTCTAATTCAGCAGGTTTATAAGTTTTATAAGTATTAGTTTTATAATTAAGCAATTTGGAAGTAGGAGTATAACCACCACTTCCGGCAATAGTATTTCCAACAACATTTCCAACAGTACCTATAAGAGCATTAGTGGTATCATTTGTCCATGTACCAAACGCAGCTTTCTTTCTACCACCACAAGCTTTCTTATCACTTCCGCCACATTTACGAACTTTTCGTCCACCACCACAACGCATGAATCTATTACGAAATTCTTTGTTCAATTCAGATTCATTTGTATATAACGACGTAAGACCGGCAGCGTTTTCGATACCAGTCTTTTTAGCAGCAAGTTCATTTTGCTGTCGATTAAGTTCTTCTTGAGCTTTAACATTTAGAACATTCTGTTCATATTGAGCATCAATAGCATTTTGAGTATTTTGGTATTGAGTATTAATAGCATTTTGTTGATTCTGATAATTAATCATTTCGGCTTGACGTTGAGCTTCGGCTTGTTTCTTTCTTTTCTTACGACCAAACAAACCACCAACAATACTACCAACAGCGCCAATTGCAGCACCCCAAAAAGCTTTATCTCTATCTACATATTTAGTTTCCATATATTATTTATTAAAATACGCTTGAATATCTTTGATTAAAATTTTCTTATTAGTATTTCTAAATACAAATCTAATAACACAATATTTACCAACTATTAGTTTGGCATCAACAGCAGTTTGATTATATTCAAGATTATCGTTTATAATTCCTGTAATACGATTAACAATTTCTTGTTCTTCAAAACTATTAAGTTTATTACTAAACCAATTATAATTCCAACGACCATATTCTAAATAAGGTTTCTTATATTCAGCAACACTTTTTCTTTCTTCAAGCAAATTACAATAATCTGAATAACAGCAATTAGTATAAATATAACAACCAAGAACATCAAAATTATCATTCTTTTCTTTATTAATAATATAAGTAATAAAGTTTAATATCTTAATAGTATTATAACTATTGTTGTTATTAAAATAAACATCAACATACGAACAAAGTTTATCATCAATAACTTCGTTATTCATAAACGGATTAAGATTATCATCATTATATTCATTATAATTTTCATTATCAAATTCACGAATACGATACATTCCTTGAATCTTATCAACAATATAAAAATTATCTTTTAGAGTAATAAATTTATAATCAGAAGTATAACTATGAGAACTAATCCAATTATTATTATAAAGACTATAACTAAATATACAACTTTGTTTAATACGAGATTTATTTTCTTTTATAAAATTAAACATCAAACGAGCATTAGCAGTATCATATCCCATATAAATATAATCAGCATTAAAAGTATGAATAAATTTACTTATATTACCATCAATATCTTCGATATTACTGCCATTAAAATTATATAGTTTCTTTGAATTTCTATCATAGAATATATAACCGAAATCACCGACTATGTAAGAAACAAAATCTTGAAAACCAGCAATACCGTATTTGCTTGAGAACATTTCTTTATATTCAACTTCAAACACATCCGGCATTAACATCTGAACATCTTGTTCAGTAGTTTTAAGTTGATTATTAATATTAAAAGCAAACAAAGATTTTTCAGTATGGACAAGAAGATAAGTATCAATACCAACTATATTAGTTATATCACCTTTATTTTCAGAAATAATTTTGTAAGCTTCAGGAGAAATATGTTTCCAACTATTAGCAATACTTTCGTCGCCGATAACATCTGTTCGATAAACAGTTTTACCATAAAATTCTTTCTTATATAAATCATTCTTCTTATTATAATTAACAATAATTCTACGATAATAATTATAATAATTAGCATCAAGAACATACAAATCATTTATACGAGAAGCATCAATTATTAAATTAGCAACTTGTGTATTAGTTTCGCCACTACTAATATTATAATATAACGTTCGAGGACTAATATTCATTTTCTTTCCCATTAGGAAATAATGACTTTCATGAACAAAAGTAAAACTATATAATAAAGGTTTATTAGCAACAGTATTTCCTTCTTTAAAAAATTCTGTATTATCAGTAGCATCATACGGATTCCAATTAACATCACTAAAAATAACACCACGACTATGATAAGTATATACTGTACTTAGATTCCAATAATAGTTCCAAGCATATACAGGATAAACAGTAGTATTATTTGCTCTACGTTCAAGACTACCATAAGTATAATTAACACTACCGTCAGTAACAACATCTTTTACATATTCTATATATCCTAATGATATAAGATTTTTGTCAACATCAACATAAAAATCAGTAATATCATCAGTATAAATATCAGAAAGAACTAAACCTTGATGAGTATGAGAAGCTTGATTAGCTGTACTAATACGAAGAGCACCCTCTTTACCACGATTAGAATAACTATTCGGAGGAATAACTTCCGTCTTTTCGATACCAGTTATTTTCTCATCAGCCTTACTATTATATGTAAGAATAGCATTTAGATTATCGTTGACTGTATCTAAATTAAATAAACAAGTATCAGATATTTTATTAGCATTAGTAGAACCACCTATTATACTAAATTCCGGATAATTAAATCTAAAATTACTACCACCAACTTGCTCATCTTTAACATCGTATAAAGATTTATCATCTTTAGTTATAAAACCGCTACCAACATCAGCATATTTTGGTTGTTCATAACTAATGAAATATCCGACAAATCCTTCAAGCATAGGAAGATGTTCAAAAACAACTCCACCAAGGTATAATAAATTAGTAAGACAACTATAACGATAAAGACTTTCTCCATTAGCAAGAGTTATTCTTTCAGCTTTAAGATTAACTCCACCTACATTGTTAGCACCGTTATTGATAGTATTTATTGGATAACCATCAGTATAAGTACCGTTTGGATAAACGTAATGAATAAAGAAAGTATAAATGCCACGACGACCAGGTTTCGGTTTGAAGAAATTTATAGCTTCGGCAGAAGTAGGATAACTACCCTCTCGTCTATCAACAGCACTAATAACAACTTTCGCCATTTGCTCGTTAAGATAATCTTTATGTTTTTCAAAAACAGAATTTTTATTAGCAATTTTATAATTACCTAAATAAACTCTGTTTCGATAATTATCGAGAGCTTTTACATTATAAAAATTAAAAGGTTCATTAGTAAGTTCATCAAGAGAAATAGTTTCAAAATTATTATCAATATCAAATGTAGCAAGAGCAGTAATACTTTTTGTTTTCCATACAACAGCTTCGGTAGAAGCATTGCCATTAACTATTGCACCTAATTGATATTTATTATATGCCTTAATAGTATCAGTATAAATACGAACTTGAATCTGAGGATTAGTATTAGTATAATCATCATCTTCATTATAATAATCTTGAATACTACCACTACCAACAGTAGAATTTCCAGAATAACTAAATACGGTTTTAGGAGTTTGAAGAGCGGCTATATCAGTAACATGTACAGGATAGCCAATAGGAAACCATATAGTTTTATAATAATCATCAATCCAATAACGAATAAAAAAGATATAAGTTCCTTTCTTAATACGAGAACCATTAACAAAACTAACATCTCCAAAATTACTAATTGGAGCAGTAGCTAATTCTGTATAAAGTTCATCGTTACCATCAGTAATATAAGGATTTAAATCTTTATCTTTGTCAAGATTAATACTTTTAAGAGGACAATCTTCAGTAGAGTTTTGTTCACTGATACAAACTATAAGTTCATTATTAACATTATAAGTATAAGTTCCAAATACTTGTCCACCACACCAATGCCAACGAATATCAACAAGTTTAGGATTACTACCATCAACATTAACACGATAAATTTGACTATTATCAAAGAATAAAACAAATTCTTGATTACATTCAATATGACCAACTATATTTGCATCAACACCATGAATATAAAAATCTTTAAGACCAGGTTCATTCTGAATAGTTTGAGTATCTTTATCAATCATTACATTTCCAGCATGAACTAAGTCACCATCCTTAAGATGTTCATAAGAAGTATCAAAATTTAATATTTGACTTAATTGCATAACTTAATTATTTAGGAAATGTATAATTGTAAAAATAAGCACGCCAAGCATCTCCATCATAACCATTCACTCCTTGATTGTCGGCAATAACAGAAGCTTTAGCTTTATCTTTTAATTGCATCCACATATAATAAGGATTAGTTCCATATTGAGAAGCAGCAAGATTAAATACAGGATGTTTCATACCACGAGTCAACATCTTATACATACAGTAATAAGCAAGAGCTTCAATAAGAAGCCCGTTATTAGGAACTACTGGTATTTCTCCGTTAAAATAATCGCTATGTTCAGTAGCTATTTCGAGATTACGAATAGTAACAAAATCAGTATCAAAATTTAATTCAATAGTATTATTATCAACAATGATATAACTTCTTCTATCCTCTACGGGGGATATGAATTGGTCGGCAACAGTATGCCGTTTATTAAACTCGTCTGTATTGACATGTTCAGCAACAGCTTGATAATGAGTTCTATTAGCACCTGTATCAGTAAGATAAATAGTATCAGATGGACTTAACATTTCGTTATCCATATCGTCCCGACCCCCCGTAGAGGAACTACAACATTGAGCATGTTTCTTATTATAAGCAAGACTTTTAATCTCACAACCATTACGGTCATAAACAGCAAAACCCTTGCTATTAGTAATAGGACAAGGGCTGTGAGCTATACGATTTTCTACGTTTAGCTTTCGAGTTTTATATTCAGTTCTAAGAACTTTAAGTTGAGACATAGCATCAACACACCATGCAGGAACACGAGCAATCCAATCGCTATTATCAGGATTGAAATCGTTGTCGATTTTTGCTATTATGTGCTCCAACGTTATGTTCATTTTGTTCTGCATTTCTTACAAAATTAAGATAAGACATAGGTTCATAATGAAGAAGAATCATAAGTTTACATCTAATATCAGCTTTAAGTTTATAAATATCATCAATAGACTTACAAGCTTTAGCTATTTCTTCATGGCTTTTACCACTAAAATCTTTAGGAAATCTATCCTTACGAATAAACTTAACATTAACAGAATGATAACGATTATTATCTATAAGTTTAAATTCATAATAATAATCATTACTTTTATATACTTTATAATCAACTCCATCATATTTCATTCCACGAAGTTTATATATTTCAGCTTCTTCTTTATCATAAGGTTTTAGACCAGCAGCGATAATTTCTTTTTTCTTTCTATTAGTAGCATGAAAATCAATAACTTTCTTATCAGAAAGAACTTTCCAACGATTACAAACAATAGTTCCTAAACCGCCAGCAAATTTATATCCATTTCCTTCAAGAATACATTTAGCAACACCATAATTATAAAACTTATAAACAAGTTTTTTATAATCGGTAATACTAATCATCTTACGAATTTTAGCAACTTCAAGTTGTTTCTTTTTACCATATATTAGTTTGGTAGTTTGAACATAACGAATAAAATTAAGAACAGTAACTTTATGAGAAGAATCAGATTGAATAAAACCAGAAGTTTTAACTTTATTACGAATGGCATCATAACTAACAACTAATATTTCTTCATCGTTATCAAGAGAAGATAATTCTAATTCAAAGAAATTATTAATAATATCAAGTTTATCATTAAGATTTCTATAAAGTTTTCCTTTAACAGCAACTAAATCATCATATTCTTTTTTACTATCTTCATAATCAGATTTAGATTGTTCTATAAACTTAGCGTAATAATGTTTAATATCTATATCAGCAACCATAACTTATCGAACAAGATTTTCAACAGGAGTTTCGTTTGTCTCACGAGCAACATTAAGTAGATTACGTTTAAATATAATATCCTTAATATTACCAATCATATCTTCCGGAAGAAGAAATTCATTATCATCTAATTCTTCGCTATCATCATAATCTGTATCAGAAAAACTTCCGGCAGATTCAACAGTTTCAGTTTTAATTAAATGAGGATATTCAAAAGGAGATTTGACAACAATAAAATTAATATTAGCTTGTATTACATCAGAATTAGTAAATATATAAATATAATCATTTATATAATCATAACGAAGAACACGACAAAGACCAATTAAATGATTATAAAATTGAGTAGCATGCTCACGAACAAAAGGAACTGAAAGAGTATAAGTTCCAACAGTAGAAACAGATTGAAAAGGAGTATTATTAATAAGACGTACAGGACGAGGAATTTTATGCTTACTTCTCTTAACAAAAGGAAGATTCAATCCCTCTGATTTATACAAATCACCATCGGGAACATCAACAAGTTCAAGTCTAAAACGTTGTTCAAGACCGTTATCAATATAGCCATGAGCTTCATAACTTCTACGAACTAACTCATTACGAGTATGAATAATCGCTTGACGAATGTTTCTACGAACAGCTAATGTATTCGGAGAACCGGCAGCATGAGCAATTTCGCTGATTAATTGGTTTAGTGTAGCCATAGAAATAATAGGATTAATATTAGTAATAAGACAAATATATTATATTATCAATACGACCATTATAAAAACAATGGCGATAACCTATTTTCACAAACAGATTACCGCCACTTATTTTAAGAATTAAATCGAGAAATACACTATTTAACGAGACTTTGTTTAAACGTTTCAATATCATTAGCATCTAAAACTATATCTTTATTAATTCCTGGAAGACCAATTCTAATTTTACCATTGCCAATAGTAACACCTTTAAGCATATCAGGATATTCTTGTACTGGAGAAACAATAAGATTATCAATAGATTTTCCAAGAAGAGTTTCAATATCTATTAGACCATTTTCTTCTTCAATCATTTGAAGAAATTTATTAATTTTACAAATGTAATTATCAGCAGCCTTATCAATAAAAGGCTTAAATATTTTTAAAAATGGATTAGTATCAGTAATAATAGTAATTTTACTATCAACTAATTCATTAAGTTTATCAATTATAACTTTTCTTTCTACCATAATTATTCGTTATTAATAGTTTTACAAAATTCGACATAAGTAAGTTTAGGATTAGCTTGAGCAGCAATTTGAAACTTCTTAAATAATTCTAATTCTCTATTAGCTTCTTCAATAATACTATCTTTCTTAGTACGAATATTATTAAGTTGTTTTTCAAGAAGTTCTTTGCCACGAGGAGAATTAGCTACTTTATCTTTAACAGAATTAATTAGTTCTTCTTGTATTAGCATTTGAAGTTCTCCAGAAAGTTTATTATAAACTTCATCTTTAGCAAGAATAGCTTGTTGGTCGTTATTTAAACTACTAACTTCTTTATCTATTTCGTCCCAAAGATTAATTTTTTGTTCAGTAAATTGTTGCTGATTTGTTTGAGCAGGATTATTTAATTGCGATTGAATTTGATTCTTAGCAATGTTTAATTGTTGTATTTGATTATCAAGTTGAGCAACATAATCGACTGGAGAATTAACACCAGCAAGTAACGGGTCATATCCAAGATTAACTTGATATTGAGGATAAGTCATAATATAAGAATTTTAAAAATAAATAAGAGTAGGAAGATTATTTCTTCCTACTCTTTGATTATAATTTACGCAGCAGGAGTTTGTGCAGAATTACTACGACAATCACAAGGATTATAACTTGCATAACCTGTAACAGTAGGAGTATTAGGAAGAACAACTTCTCCGCTAATCATACGACAAGTTCTACGCCATAAATTAAAATCGGCATGTTCAGCAACACGACGAATATCACACTGAATCAAAGCGTCTTGATAAGGACGAGTAGCTTTAAGAACAGCAACTTCTGTTTTAAGTTCACCTATCTGACCAGCAAGTTCGTCTTTATTATCACGAGAATATTTATACAAATCAAAAGCATTCTTATTTGCATTTGCGTTAATAAGGTCAAAACCGTTACGCATAGCAGAATAAATACCAAACATTTCCTGATTGATAGTTTGTCTATCTTCAAAACGTTGATTTTGCTGATTATAACTTGTACGCCACATATCATTAACAAACTGTACATGGTCGGCACATTGTTTACGTTCAAGATAACGTTCATTAGCAATACTTGCAGCAGCTACTGCGCCATCAGCAGCGGCACCACGACAGCCAAACAAATTGCCACCAAAACCGTTGTTAAACAATGCCAAAGCAGTACCGGCAATACCAAGTCCAAGAGCAGTACCTGCAACACCTTTAGAAGCATATTCCTTTTTGTCATGATGAACCTTTTCCATTTCAACATAACCTTTTCCTGTTTCTTTATCAACTAACATCATAATAGTTAAGTTTAATAAGATTAATAATAAAATTTATATCTCTGTAATTGCAATTACAACTATATAAACAAAGAACATGAGCGTATAATTTTGGACATTTCAAACAGGACAAAAAGAAACCGCTTATTTCTACTACCAAATTAACGATAGAGAAATAAGCGGTAAGTCTAACTAAGATAATGAACAAGAAGTGCTCCAATTATAATACAAACGGAATAAAGAATTAAGTCTTTCTTATTCCATTTACCGTTATAATAATGGCATCTATCACTGTTTTCTTTTATAAACAATATCAAGAACGCGAACTTATATCCGAGAAATACAGTTGCAAAAGCATATATAAATATACCTATAAAATCATTTTTGTTTATCATAATACATTTGAAAATTTAATTGTACCAGCAAAATTAGTAACATCTTCCATATTAAGAAATTCAAGAGTAACATCTCCATCAACAGAATAAGTTTGAATTTGACCACTAACTACGTCATATTGTTTATCTTTAATAACAAGATGTATAGTTCCAGTACCAGCGCTATTTTTATAATCTATTGTAAATTTAGTTATTTTATCATCAAGAATATATTTCATAGTACCGCCATCAGTAGTACCAGCAAAATCAATTTGATTATCAATAGCTTCAAAATTAAAAGTGCTAATAGAAGTTAGAGCAGTCCAATTTTTAATAACTTTAAGTTGTTCAGCCATAGCAATAATATGAAAATCATGTTCAGCACATTTATATGTTTTAGGAGTATTAGGTTTCCAAGTTTGTTCAATTTCATCTAAAACAAAATCTGTAATAATATGATTTTCATCAGCATCAACTCTAATATAAATAGTTTCAAACGGAAGAAGATATTCGCCAGGAACTAATTCTTTATGACCGTCTCTAAATACATGAACAGAAGCGTTCTTTTCAAATACACTGTGGCGAATAGCAAAACCTTTAGCAAATGCTTCACTATCAAATTCATCTTTAGTAAGTTCACGATTGTAAAGAGCAATTTTGCCAATAGTAAATCCAGTTTCAAGAACTTGAATCAAATCTTGAAATATAGAAGTAGTAGTAGGATTATTAATTCCCATAATACGTCTGTTAGTTAATTTAACAGAACCCTCTGTATATTCACCATTAAGATAAGAACCAGGAACGGTACTATCGTAATACATATCAATGAGCATAGCTTTAACGTTTTCTTCTTTAGCTTTCTCAATAGATAGTAAGAAAGTATCATCAGTAGACTTTATCATACTGTCTTGAATAGTATAATCTTTACTATGTGGAAGAAGATAATATTTACCACCAAGACTATCACGAATTACACCATTAGGAAAATCATCAAGTTCTTAAAGGTTTTCGGGCTCAAACAAAGCAGTACAAGCTTTAGTAGCAGAAACGGTATCCGGTTCAATTAGATTTTCTTTAACCCATTCACGTTCTTTATCAGTAAGAACTCTATCAAATAACAAAAGTTGATAAAAATCGGCAGTAACATGAGTATTATCATTTTCCCCAATAGAGCCTATAAATAATTTATTACCGGCTTGTATTCCATTGGATGAATTAATATATACTCCATTATAATCATCACTTGATTGAATAGATATTAATTCCGGCAATATAATAGGATTCTTATAACCTTTATTATAAGTATAGAAAACATTATTAAGAAGACCACCCTCAAACCAAAATAAAGACTGAGATGCAGAAGTATAATCTCCATTACCTAACGAACAGAACCATTTGTTTTCAGACTTCTTATCAATCCAACGTCTTTTAGCAATAACAGTATATTTATCTAATTGAGGCATATCAATACCAACAATACAACTACCGTTACCATTAAGTCTCATTGCTTTGCCATCATCAACAAATTCTGTATTATTCCAATCGAAATTCTTACAAGAAGCATGACGATTATTGCCGCTATAATCGGTTAGACTATTAGTAGTCTTGATATTGCTTTCGCCTTGTTTACCAATATTATAATGAACAACTAAAGATTTAAGAATAGCATCTTTATCAGTTTCTTGTGGTTTAGAACACATCATATTGTTCTTTACCCAAGATATTTCATATTCTGTTAAAGAACGATTAAATAGAATAATATCACCATGACAACCGATAAACATATTATTTTCATTAGAACGTAATCTTCCTAAATATAATTCATCATAATCGGTAATAGAAACAGGACCATGAATAAGACTTTTTCTACCATTATAACTTTTCTTTGTTTGATATACTATATTTTTATCAAATTCAGCAACATCATTAAAAGTTCCAAAAGAATAAGTTCCGTATTCATTCTTTTCATTAAATATTTCAAAACCAAAAGCACCTTTGCCAGCATGTAATACTTTAGATAAAAAACAAGCACGTTGAATATAATTAAACCAAGTTCTATCAGCAATAATAGTATAATCAGTTAGAATAGGTAATCCATAAGCGACAGCATAGGATTTACCATCATAACAAAGCTGATTAGGATAATTCGCTATCAATTCAACATCAATTTCAATATCCTTATTTGTTCCGAAATCATAATAAATATTAGTTTCTTCTTTATTATTGAAAATTTCTTCACTAACAATAGGAACATCTATTATACTACCATCATTAATATATACTGAATAAGCAACTGTAGTTATCAAGTTACCATCGGTACTAACTATACTAAATTTAATATCATCTATTTTCTTATTGATATTAAATTTAAGTTTATAAGATTGATTATAATAATTATTTTTTGGAACGCCAATAGTAAAACCAAACCAATTATCAGCTTTCTTTTTAACTATATGAAATTTGTTATAAGATTTTGTACTTATATTATTATTAATAGTTGAACCATAATTCCAATTCTTAAAATCTTGAGCATAAATACCAACACCACTATTCAACTTACCTTTGAAACCATAAAGATAAGCATCATGTTTATTACCACTAAAATCTTTTAGAATAGAAGTAGGAAGTTGCTCAATAGTAGTTTCTTCTGTTACTGTTTGAGGATTGCAGTAAAAACCAAAATTCTTTTGAAGTTTAACGCTGGCAGGTAAATGATAAATACCGCTTTTATCAATAGTAATATTATCTTCTGTACCGTCTTCTTTATGGTATCTATACCTCATAGCAATATTACCTGTATATTTAATATCAAAACCGTCAGTTGAATTTCCAAAACCTTTATAAGCAATATTATATTTTAGTTCTGTATTAGCAGCAATAGTTATTTTCTTTTGAGTAGTAGTAACGCCTGTATTATCAATTCTCCATCTTGTAAAATCCTCTGCATAACTTTCAATAACATCATAGTTAGTTAACTTTTGTTTAACAGGACTATACCAAGCGACAAGAGCATCTTTAATTTCCGGAGGAATCTTATCAACAGCATTAGCTATATAATCGCGTCTAAGACGAAACCAATTAAGTATAGCTTTAAGAATTATAATAATAGGATTACCAACTATCATACATCTTCTTCTCCTCTTAATATTTTAGTTTGCAACTTCAATTCTTCGTATATGGCTTGCAGTATTTCAATTATCTTTTTCATAATCGTTATTAATTTAAGAGATTATACCAGCGTTTTTAAGACTTGTCAAAAGTTCATTTATTTTAGTAACTAATGCAGCAGCATCAGCTCCAATAGCAGCAGGAGCAACAGCAGCACCTTTCTTAACTAAACCTAAAACAGAAGTAGTTGCAGCAGTATAAGTAGTATTATTATCAGTCCAGGGAACAGAAACATAAGCTTGTTCTTGAGCATTAATTTGAACAGGATAATTTTTACCATTTTGTGCATAACCACTTTTAATACCGCCGCGAGTATTATCAGAAGCTAAAGGAAGCTTATAATCAGATTCCGTACTTTCTTTAATTAGTTCTTCGATAAATGTTATCAGCAACTTCTTTCTATTTTTGTCAAGGTTAAGTCCATCAACGAACTTAGAGATTTTAATATTGTCCATAATATCATTAATTAGAGCGTGATTAATTGTGATTTACTGTGACGTGTTTTAAGGCTCGTCAAGCCATTTTGTGCCTATCTCGATAGATTAATCATTTCCTATATCTGAATCGAATAGAGGCAAAGCAAACTGCATCTACGTGCGTATAACAGTATAGTTTTGCTATTCGGCAGAACGCAATTGAATATATTTCCACCATGCAAAATGCTTTCTATCATCGAGATAATGAAGATTAGTATCATTATTATGAGCTTCTTCTTCAAAGCTAATATCATGATAAGCAGCATTTTGTTTTTTGTAGCAGAAACGAACAATTATATATTCAATAATATACCAAAGATAATAACCTACTATAAGCAGTTCGAGCATTTGTTTTGTATGAATACGTTCATGATTAATAGTCGTAGGGCTAAGATAATCAGATTTAGTAAATAGAATACCAAATAAATTAATAGTAGTATAACTACCGAACGGAATTATTTTGTTTTTGACGATTATCATTGTTTCAGAAATTTAGACCCCCCGTAAGGGAATGAGAAAGATTCATATCATTGTCTCATCCTCTACGGGGGATGTTAAATAGTCTATTTTAGAGCATCATCTGCTTGTTTATATGTAATACCAAACTTATGTAATATTGGAGCAGCAATCCAACTCCAAAATACAGGAGCAAGAATAGCACTATTAACAAGAACAGTAGTTTTAATCTCACCAGCTTGTTGATAAACTGCACCGATAATAACAATACTTATTACTAAGTATAATCTTTTATTCCATGTTGGAACTTTACGACCATCACCATTAAGATAATCATGAGTTTTAATAAGAATAAAACATAATACATTAACAATAAGCATATAAGCAAAATCAAAATTACTAAGAATTTGATTAATAATAGTATCTAAATAATTCATATTAAGCAATAGATAAAGATATACAAACAGCAGTAATTATACCAGCAATTAACATTGGAATAGTATAATTAAGAAAAGCATATTTCATTTCATAATCTTTACGCATACCTTTACCAATAGCAGTACCGAAACCTAAAACGAGATTAATAAAAACTGTTTCCCAACCAACATTAAGAGTAATACCAAATACTACGGCAATAACCATTCCTATTGCCAAATACTTCCAAAACTTTTTTAGTTCCATAATTGTTATAAATTTTAGTTAGACAATAAATAAATCAAACTATTGCTTTAGCTAATAAAACTTATGCTAAAACGAAAACGAATAAATAACCACTGTTATTAATTTAATTATTAAGTTTATTAGCATTAGCAATAGTTTGATTTTGATTAGCAAATATATTTATTATTTTTAAACAGCAAAACTATTTTCAATGAAAATGTTTTATTTAGCATAACGTTATTTATGTAATTCAAATCTATAAACTTTTCCGTCAATTATATATTCATACCAGATATATGGTATAGAAGCATATGATAAAATATACCCAGGAACAGCCATTGCACTTAATAATATATAATTTCCTTTATTCATTATATTATCATATAAAACACCACTTGAAATTTGTTTATCAATAGGAGCATCTATATATTTAGAAATAGTTTCATTATCAGTTTCTTTTAGTTTAAACCCAGCTCTATATTTAAAAGTTTCTACATATTTGGATAACCATAAATATCCAGTAGCTATATTTTCAGTAGTCCAATCTAAATGTTTAAACTCTTCATTAGTAATTTGTCTTAGATTATATCTACTAACACAAGGATAAGCATCAAGAGCAAATACAATACTATTTCCAACACCAACATTAGTTACAACAGAATTTCCAATTCGTAGCCCCCCCCCATTATCAACAGCAAGAGTAGCTATTTTATTTTCTTTATTCATATTATATTTTAAACATTAATAAGTATATTAATCTCGATAATACTATTATCAAAATTAACGCTATTATTTTTATTATCATAATTATTCAGTTACAGCATACATTGTATTATCGTTCTTAGGATTGATAGCGTCATATTCAGATTTAGTTTTCTTAGTAAGAGCATTAATATTATCAGACTGAACTAAATCTTGAACTATAAAAAAGTTTGATTTTGTTGAATTAATAGCAATAAAAATTCTTTTTGTAATTATAGAAACATTATCAGCATCAGCAATAGAAGTATAAATATAAATAAACGAAAGTTCATAAGCACCATTATCAGGATTGCAATAAACATGAGCTATACTTACTTTAAGTATTTCTTTTTCTGTAATTTTGAAGAATAAAATATTATCCTTTAATAAATGTGTTACAATAGCTTTAAAAACTTCAATGTTTTGGAAAATAAGATTTATTTTAGTTTCAGCTTCTTCGGCTTTAACAAATTGATTTGAAATTAATTGTTGGTGAGCTTCTTGAGTAATAGTAAATATAGTATGTTTACCATCAACGTACTTTTTAGTAGCAGGATGATATTCTCCAACAGGATTATATTCAGTAGTATTAGTTTTAGTTAAAACATTATTAGTTGTAACATAATTACTATCATTAGTAAGTTGAGAAGTCTTAGTAGGTATTTCTGCATATATATCTTGAACACTGTTTTCTACATTACTAATTTCATCACTTAGAAATTTACCTTGTCTTGCGGAAAGAGGTTTAGTAGCATCATCAGTACTTGTATTATCAACTATTTCAGACTTAGCAACTTTATTATCATTAAGATATTTCCCCATTGCAGCAGAAAGAACTTTGTCAACGTCTGTATTGTTAACAGTATTTTCTATTGCAGTCTTATCAATTTTGTTATCATTAAGAATTTTTCCTTGAGAGGCTGCTAATGGTTTAGAATCATCGATACTACTAAGATTTGCAATAACATCAGTTTTATTTAACTTAGTATCATTAAGAAGTTTACCTTGCTTAGCTGATAAAACTTTTGTATTATCATTGGTAGAAGTATTATCTATAATATCAGTTTTCTTCAATACAGAACTTAAATCCGGAGTAGGATTAGTTCGCATAGTACCATTGAATATAATAGTATTAGTATCAGAAGAAAAATAAAGAACATTAGAATTAGTTTTAGTAAGTTCAAGTGCCTCAGCTTCTGTTTTAGATGCACAAACTCTAAACGGTTGTCCAACAGGAGAAGCAGCACGTTCATCAATTAGTTCGTCATTCATATTCATATAATTGGCTGTAATTAATAAAGCGATAATGATTTATTCAATCATTATCGCTTTTATTCATATTCTTATTATTCAATAACAATACCGCCACCAGCAGCAGCTTGGTCAATCAATTGTTTTAATATCTTACCTTGTTCGGCAGATAAAACATTAGTAGCACCACCGGTAGTTAAATCATTCTTGATTGCAGATGTATTAATTTTACCATTAAGACCGCTATTAAGTTCAGTTTTAGTAACATAAGTTGATAAATCAACAGTACCACCAAGAGGGTCCCAGTTAGCTTCAGTATGTTCATCAACAGAAGTATTTTTAATACAAGCAACATTGGTTCCAGCAGGATATTTCTTACCACCAACTGAGAACTCAGCTTCTACATTATAAACATCGCCAACTATAGCGTTAGTAATAGCAATAACTTCGCTAATATCAGCTTTAGTTCCTTTATATTTATAAACGTTTCCTAAACCATTAATTCTCTCACTTAAAGCTTTACCTTGTGCAGCACTAAGAGCTTTGGTTGTATCAGCTGTAGTAAGATCATTAACAACATCAGTCTTATTAAGTTTTCTATCATTAAGAACTTTACCTTGTGCAGCAGACAAAGCATGAGTTGTACTCGTACTTGTCAAAACGTTTTCAACAACTGTTTGAGTAACACCGCCACCGTCAACTCGTTTCCAACCACTATAATCAGCAGAAGTAATTTTAGCTACATCTTTAAGAACATAAACTTCTTGAGTATCTTTTACAATAACAAGCATACCTTGATAGTAGTTCTTAGCAGCGTAAGTAGCAGCGTTAATCAAATCAGCTTTTGTTCCAACTACTGTACGAGCATCAAGAGGAGCTTGACCTCCTGGTTCAAAGTTAACAGCAAAAGCTGCAACACCAGCAGGACGACTTCTTTGTTCAGCAAAAGTAGCAATACTATAATCCGGTTCAAAAGGAACAGTAGTGCTATTGACAGCTAAACTTCTAAATACTTCGTCAGTAATTTCTTCACCGTTATAAGTATCCGGTTCATCATCTTCTGAACGAGAAGCATTGGAAACAGTAAATCTTAACTGTAAAGCACCGGACATAGCGCCTTGTGTAGTAAGTTTTTTATAAGCAACAGGTACACCTTGAACTTGAATATTTCCAGCATCAGAAATAGCGTAATTGGCGGAAGCAAATACTTCCCATTTACCGGAAACAGTATTATAAAATTCTACTTTAGTTACGTTCTTAGTAGACGGAAATTTAAATTCAAGACGAGTACCACTTGATGCTTCGGAAGCAAATTTAGCACCAATTAAAGTATCAGTCCATTTGTATAACTTAAGTTTAGTATTAGGTTTAGGAGAAGACGGCATACTTCCTTCACCATTACTTGTTGAAGCATCAGCACCGTTAGCAAAGTAAGGATAAGTACCATAAATATAAACAGCGCCAGAATTAACAGCACCAGCAGGCAACGGGTTAGGTTGAACAGAAGCTTTATTTCCCCATGAAGTTACAAGTTGTTCACCTTGAGCATAAGCAGCATGATAATTATACCGCATAGTTCCTAAAGTAACTTTAGTAGGTAAACTTTTATTGGTTTCTTGTCCACCATAATAAATAAAACTTGCTTCGCTATTTAAAGCACCAGCACGCTTTTTATCAGGTTGTCCAGCAGCACGTCCATAACCTTGATTGAACGATGTTTTAATGTTAGTACCGGCAACGGGAGCAGTCATTCCTACTTCCATTATTTCATTGTTAACAAAACCGCTACTAAGAAGAATAGTTGCAGACGGAGCAAAAACTTGTGGTTGCTGTTCGGGAAACAAAAGCATATCAATAATTTCGTTTTGTTTCTTACCGTTTAGAGTTGCAACAGTAGTACCGGCAGCAATACCACCAACGACATTAGGCATTTGAACGGAAGTTCCAAGAGCAGATTTATATTTATCGTAATCTCTATCTAATATAGTAGTATTTGTAAATTTTATTGTCCAACCATTAGTTATTAAAACTATTATAGCAGTATATTTATTTAATGTAGCAGCGTTATCTACAAGCCAATCTATATTTATTTGACCATTATCAATGCTATCATCAAAATAAACATTACATGGATAATATGTATCATTATAAAATGTAATAGCAATACCGCCAGTATTAAAATAATTACGTAGATTTGTATAATGTTCTTTAGTAGCTGGACCAATAACTTTAGCTATTTCAGTAGATGTAGAATTACCATCTAATTCATACAATCCAACAAGATTTAAAACACCGTATTTCTTAGCATTAAACCAAATACTATTTTCATCATTACTAAAACTCATCATATTAGGAGTAGATTTCTGAGCTTCTTCACCTTGTGCACTTGTTTTAGTAACAGCTACTCTAAGTTTTTGATTATTAGCAGCCAAAGTCTTGACAATTTTAGATAAATCTTCCATAATGTTTTTAATTATTTAAACAATAAAAAAAAAAACGATTTTTTTATTCGATTATAATACTAATTCTATCTTTAAGTATTTCTACAAGAGAATCAATATCATAACTACCTAATGTAGGTTCGCTCCAAGTTTTATCTTGAATATCTACATTTTCATTAAAACGACGAACTGAATACCAAAGATTATCATCGTCATTATAAGGAGCAGGTTTCCAATTACTCTCTATGGGATGCGGATTTGAATAAGAACCGCCTGTTGGAGCAGCAGGCTTATCTTTAGCACGAGTAAAAGCAATGGCAATAATAGAACTATAAGCTTTGATTTCATAGTCAAGCCAATATCCATCATCAAGTTCCCCCGTAGGGGGCGTATTAACAGGAACATCTTGCTTGCTAAGATAAACATGTCCGTTATATTTAACAAGCGTAAGACGTTCATAAGTTTTTTGACTATCATATACATTATTTTCAGCAACAGTAATGATAGCCTTTCCTAAATCTTTATTTTGTATATCCATATTTAGTTAGCATTAAATGAGAATCTTCAATTTCAAATTCAATATTTTCAGTATTATTAGAATTATCAATCTCATGCAAATGTCCAGTTATATGGTCAAGTTCTAACTTAACATCAGCTTGTTTTTGACAAGGAAGAACATCCATATAAACATGACCATCTTCTTCTATTTTTCCAATATGATATTCATAAGAAATATCATTATTCTTAAACCAATTATTAAGATAACTAACAATCATCTTTAAGAACAACTCGTATTTCTTTTGCATTTTAAAGAAATGAGCAGCAATGAGAGATTGAAATAGATTAATATTGAATATAGCTTTACGAAGTTTATGACTATCATTATGAGAAGCAATAAATACTTTTAATAAATCAGCATAAAGACATTTAAGATTATTAGGAATATAATGATAAAAATAGTCGTAAATATTAATATCATAACCACTATCGTAATAACGTAAAAACATTACACTATATGTATCGTTCATGTGGAAAGTACAAGAAGCAGCGTTTTCATATCTACCATCCATAGTACGATAATTAATAAAAGCATAAGTTGTTGTTCCAATAGGAGGATTATAATCATATCTAACAGTTACGGTAAATTCATAACTATTAGACGTGCCATAAAAATGTTCACAATATGTATCACTGCAATCATCTTTATTAACAATAAGATTCTTACCTTTATATTGTTGAGTTTCATCTACGCTATTAATTTTTCTACCATTCCTATAATACTCATGTTTAAGTTGGTAAGGATTAGTTATTTCTCTTTTATTTCTAAATAAATCAAAATCGCCAATTAAATACATTATGTATTCATCATTAGATTCAGAATTTTTTTGATTAACAGTAATTTTCTTATCAGCAGTATTTCCATCATCGTCTATAATATGAACAGTAATATTTCCGTTACGAGCATGTAAATCATCAGTATTTTCATCAACATCAAAATGAGTAACATCTTGACCTCCAGTCTTAATCCAATCTACATCAGCGGTTGTTTGCCAATGAAGATTCTCATCAGTTCTATAAAGTTCATCATTAATGTAAGTTAATCTATCGCTTTTAAGAACTTCAAAATCATATCCTTTAGGAGCATAAGCATCGCATTTAATAGATTCAGGTCTAACTTCAAGTCTATATTGATACTCAACTTTACTTGCTTCTTTTGTAATAGTAAACAATAAAGTCTTACCAATACCATCAGCGCTTTCCGATTGAGTAACAACAATATTTCCAGTATATCTATTATTTGTAGTATTTAAACTACTACGAATATAAATCTTACTATCTTGACTATTAGCATTAACAGAAACTAAATTAGTAATTTCACCGTTAAGATTAGTAGTTAAATCAAAATTAACATTAATATTTCCGCCCTCATATTGACCGTTAACTTTTTTCTTTTTATAACTTCTGATAATAATATCTTTATTGGCATTAGCATACTGTGCAAGAGTAATTTCATTACTATCATCAGTTTCAAAGAAATATTCATATTGAATAGAAGCACCAACTTGAGTAATGTTAACTACTAAGTCTTTACCATTAAGTTCACTTTGTTTATAACGTATTCGACCAGTACGTTCTTCTTCGTTATCATTTTTATTAATAGTAATACTATTAGGCAAAGATGGAGTAATAGTTATAAAATCACTACCGCTTGTAACTTCTCCTGTATAAGCAACACTTTCTTTATTAGATGGTTTACCATTAATATAATACTGTTTAAAACTTTGAATATTAAGAATAACAGAAGTTCCAGAATTAGGAGCGTTAATAACTTCCTGGTTACAATTAAATGTATATTCAAAAGTTTCTTCAGCAGCATCTTGTTTAATAGCAATAGTTTCCTGTTTATTGCTTTCGGTTTGAGTAACAATAATATTATCAGTTCTGATTTCGGTACTTGTATTAGCAGACATATACCATTTAGTCTTATCAGAAGTATTATTCTTCAAAAGACCTTTTTCAGAACGAACAGTATAATTAATGGCAACTTTATCTCCTTGAGCTTCGCCATTAACATAAGTTTCTTTGTAACTTTCTACTGTTAGCTTTACAGGATTAGTACCATTAACATCAATAGTATTTCTATCTACATTAGCATTAAGAGTATAACGGATTTCTTTATTAAGACTATCTTGACTAACTTCAATTTTCTTATTACCCTCAACGCCAACTTCTTCTCGTTCGATAATTATAGAACCGGAACGAGGAAACGAAGTATTGGCTTCCGCAGAAACAGAATTGCCATTAACAACAAAATATTTATTTGAAGAAGTTGCTTTATAAGGAACAAGAATTTTATCGCCTATAACTTCACCACTTTCATTAGTAAGTTCTTTATAACTATTAACAACAAAAGTTTCACGACCTCCCTCTGATGGAAGTTCGATTCTTTCAGGAAATATAGTAATAGTATATCTATAAGTAAGTTTACTAAGTTCTTGATTAATAGTTCCGTTTAGAACATTATTACTCTCATTTTGAATAAGTCTAAATTTAGCAGTACGAACGGAAACTTTGTTTTCTTTAATAGTAATAGAATGATTACTTTTATTCCAAATAATCCAACTATTATCAGAAACATTATCAAGAGCAAAATTATAATCAATAAATAATTCTTCTACTTTACTTCCAATAGAAATAGTTTTCTTAGAAATAACGTTGAACGCAATAGTTTGTCCAAGACCATTATCTTGAATATTTAATTGCTCTTCATCATTAATTTCAAAAGTATATACTTCTTTAATATCATCAAATTCATAATCATTACCAATACATTTGATAGTAACTATGGCATCTTCAACATGAATTTCAGAATTACCTACATCTACATTTTCATATTTAGTTAAAGCTCTTTTAACAAACTCATATATAGTGTTAGCTTTATCTGTATATCCTTTTTCATAGAGGAAAGCAGCATTTTTAAATAAATTCCAAAGCTGAATAATAGATTTGTTTTTAGGAGCACAAACATTATCGCAACCTTGTATAGCACTAATACCATATTCAACAAGTAAAAATTGAATTTGCCGATAAGAACAAACCCAATCAATAGGAACACGGATATTATTTAAAACAGTATCTTCCATATTCAGACGTATTAAATATTACTTTTATTAGTTCTTGCTCTTCTTTAGTAAGAAGAATATCATAAGATATACAAGAAGAAATAATATCATATAAATAAGAAGCACCGAAGATATTGTTAGAAATAAAACCGAGATTGATTTTCTTAATATCGGTACCGATAACTTGAATAATATTATTTTCAAGTTTGTCGGTAAGTTCTTGAAGTAATTGATAATCCTTACTCATATTCGGTATATTTATTATTTATATAAACTATCCAATCATCAACTTTAATACCAAGATTACTATTGATTTGTGAAATACGAAGTTTATCTTCTTGACCATTATATATTATAGCAAGAACGTCTTTAATACAATCGTCTTTCCAACTATCTTTAAGGAATTCACTAAGAGGAGTATTACCGACTTCGTATAATGAAAGAGTGTGATAAGCACGATAAAATTCTGTATTAACAATCTTAGTTATATTTGCTATAATAAATTCTTTATTAATATCAATATTGTTATTGATAATAATATTACGACAAAGATTAACAATTTTATATTGAAAATTAAAAAATGCAAGTTCAATAATAATTTTACCTTTTTCTAAATTCTTTTTAGTAATATCTTGAAAAAGATTATCAAGAATAGCATTTAGTTTTGCAACATTATTGCTAACCTCTTTAACAGCAAGACCCATTTCGACAAGAGATTTTTTATCATCTTTATGTCTAAAATAGTCTATCAACTTTATAATAACAGTATAACTAATAAATACTACACTCGAAATAATTACAGTAATATAAGAAGTATTACGAACAGTATTTTCAATTACACTATTAAAAACTTTAAATTCTTCCATTACAACCAAAACGACGAAAGCCACTATCACCGTAATATAATACAGTAATAGTGGCTCTCCATATTATACAGATATGTTTATTAACTCAATTAAGCCACACCGGCAATAGCTTTAAGTATAGTTTCAACTTTAGCAATTGCGGCAGCACCCGTAGGCAGAGCAATTTGAACAATCTGATTAATACTTTGGTCGACAGTTTTCATTTCCCGTGGCTCAGCAAATTTAAGCGTAAATACGGTATAACCTGCATCGGCACTATCGGACTGTGCAAGAGGATTAAGTGGATAACCAGGATAAATAAGATTTGCAGGGTCTTGATAAGTATATTCAATACCGGCATCTGCGGCAGCTTTCATAGCCAAATCTTTAATATAGTTAGCATCTGCAAGCGGAGTAACGGCAGCAGTTTCTTCAACAGCTACACCAAACAAATCATCGCCAAGAGCAATCTTATAATCTTCGCCTTTGTTTACAGCAGTAATAGTAATCTTACCATCTTCGGCTTCAGCATTAATACCAGAAGCAGGATTATTATTAAGCTGTGCAGCTAACTCTTTAGCACAAGCAGTAGCATCTTGACCATCCTTAACACACATAGTAGCAGTCCATTTATTACGTTCATTAAATTGAACGCCTTTCTTAACTACTACAACAGTCAAGTTATCACCAACAACAGGAGCGGTAATTGTAAAATTACCTGTATAAGCACTGGCAGCTTGATATACCATTTTGGTAAAACTAAACTTGTTCTTATAAATAGGAACAATTACATCGCCGCCTTTAGCATCTTCTTTTCCAAGAAAGATATAGCCTTTATCCTTAATTTTAGTACCATCGGAATCAACAGTATGTTGACCATTAACTAAAGCGGAAAAAGCTAATTGACCAACAGTAAGAGCTGTAAGGTCATCACCTAAATCTAACTTAGAACCTAAAAGAAAAGTTCTCATAGCTTTATAATTTTATTAATTTATTTTTGGTTCGTTAGGCATAGCAAAACTATCTCTAAAATAAGCAATAGCAAGTTCAACTATTTCCATGTGTAAATAATCAGGCAAGTCGCAATTAACTCTATTTTTTATTACTTGCTCATCATATTTAACAACAGCAGGAAGCTTAATATAATTATAAACAACCTTTGTAGGTTTACTATTACTATTACCGTTATAAATTTCGATAGAATGCTTACCATCTTTTACAATAGAAACGCAGATAGGATAACGTTTCGTAGCACGATTGCAATAATCCCGAAGAGTTTTTTGAAGATATTCGGCTTCAATTATACGACAATCGTCAAGAGATTTATTATCATAGCTAATAGCAAAATGTGTATAAAGCATAACTTTATCATTAGTAACATCAGCAGTATATGGGTCAATATCGGTTCCACCCCCCGTAAGGGATGAACCAGATATTTCTCCTTTCGTAGCAAGATTTCGTAGAGCATTAAGCTGGCTAATATCAGCATTTGCTTTGATTATATAATCATTAGCCGTTTGAGCATTCTGTGAAATAATACTACGAGTTTTAGCCATGATAGCATGATTAAGACATATATCAATGTCTTCATTATAAATAGCACGAGCAGTCTGCAAACCCATTCTTTGAGCCAGCTCTCTGAACGTGATATGCATCTGTACTATATCCATAACTTTAAGCAAGTTTTAATTGATTTTCGTAAGCTGTACGCATATCGCCATTATCAGGATTTTTAAACCAAGCAAGAGCCTCTTTCATATTAGCACCAATAAAATCACCAGCACCGCTAACAATATTTTGTGAATGTGGATGGCGAATAAGAATGCCATAAGCTATAAGTTTTTCAATCATAGCTTTAAGACTTATATCTCTATCCGTACACATTTTGTTAAAGCGAGCGGGTTCTTGACTTGCAAAGTAATCAAGATTATTTTCCTTAAGAACTCTATCTTCTGCAAGAGAAGGAATAAGCGGTCTATTAGTAAATATACAATACGCAGCATAAACATCGTCAAACAGTTTATCATTAGCTGTAATGTTAACGAAGTTACGTTTAGCATTATTAACTTCAAGACGTTTCTTAGCTTCAAGTTCTTTCTCTTTCTGTTCGTCTCTAAAATAGAATCTAATATTAGGTTTGTTATTAATAATTGCAGTATCTTTAGCAACATCACTATATAACAAACAATGACGATAAAGAAGATAATCAGCTACATTATCGGGATAACCGTATCTGTATTTTTCTGATTCAAGAGCATTAAGTTTAATAATTCGATTTTCAATTGCTTTGTCAAGAGCAGCACTATCGCCACGATTTACGGCAGCAAATTCAGCATCAATAGCTTCTTCTGCATTTTTAAATCTGTAATAATCTTTAACATGATGATAATGGAAACTAATATTAAGTCTCTTACCAAGTTTATCAACTTTTACCTGAATATTATTAAGATATTCCTTAACACGTCTAACGAAGTTTTCGTTAGTAGGAGAAACACCAATCAGATTGGGGAAATAAGCTTCAACTTCACCTTTATTAGAAGCAAGAGTTCTTGAACTACGAACAGAACTACCAATAAATTCATTCCGTTCTTCAAGAGATTTATCGTTAGCTTTACGGTAAAGAGAGAAAGAAGAAACCAAAGCAATAACAATATATCTATCTTCAAAATAAGGTTCATTTAAATCTTCATCTCTTTTTTCTCTAAGAGTTTGTGAAGTTTCTCCAATTTGGTTATTAGCTGTTTCAATAGCAGCGGCAGGTTTATTAATTTCCTGTTCTTTATTTTCAGCAGCAGCAGTTCCAATAGTAGGCATAATCTTTTTAATTTAATTAGTTATTACAATACGCATTTCAGCAAGAACATCTTCGTAGTGTTATTTACTTGCAGACCCATACTTCCCTTAATCTCATAACGAGACATATCAATTTCGGTAGAAGCACGATTAGTAGTAGAAACACCCCATTCTTTAGGTATCGGTGTCATACCCTCAATAACCTTAGCAATATATTCTTGTCCCTCTTGACGAACAATACGAACGTTATTTTCGCCTTTATAAGAAGAGAAATCAATAAAGCAAGCTTGATGAGAAGTAATAGGCAAACCGCTACGAGGATGAATTTGTCCATTCTGTTTTGCAGCTTCGGCAATAGTGCCTTTATCGAAGAATGAGCAATGTTTAACAGTAATAGTATGTCCGTCAACAGTAGTATATTTATTGAAATACTTACCATAAGCAAGACCGCTACCATTATCCATAATTTTCTTTTCGCCAAGAGGAGTAATGAAACCTTTACTCATAGCATCATTCTCGATAGCATATTGGAAGTCTTGAATAAATCCTTTACCTCCCATAAGCACAATATTCATTGTACCATCATCAGTATCTTTATTCAGAACATCACCAACAGTTCTTTCGAGTTTGTTAAGAGTAAGATATTCACCATAAGTATCGTAGTTACTTTCACGACAAATTTCCAACATACCAGCAGTACGAGGAATCGGTTTACCATTATCTCTATCTTTCAAACGAATAGTACCATCGGGAAGTCTATTATAAGTAGACAACCATAGACGTTCTTCGTTCATTACGCGCATTGTCAAATTGAATTGGCGCATTTCTTCTGAAATCCAAAGACGAGTAGTACCACCACCATTACCTTGCTGAAATTCATATTCAGTAACAACATTAGAAATATTACCGGCAACCTCTTTACTATAACGGAAAAACTCAAGTTGAGAAGTCATAGAACCAGGTCCCATAGTATTACTTCTATTACCCTTAGAATAAGATTCAGAAACAGTAGGAGCAGACATGCTCAAATAAGTTCCTTTAGCAAAGTTTTTCGGGTCAACGAAAGCAGTAGGAGAAGCGTTAACAGGAGCAAGCAAATAAGCATAACCGTAAGCACTTTCGCCTAAATCTTTCTGAATACGAAGCAGAGTACCATCCGGACAAATCAAACCATATTGTTCGATAAACCAATGAGTAGCAAAATGAACTTCAAATTCTGCACCACCAAGACCAGGCTTAGTATTAGCAGTATTGAAATAAGTTACATAATCAGTAAACTTCATACGACCCATAGTCTTCCAAGTCCACTGAACAGTTTTAACAGACTTAACACCGCGGCTACCTTGACCCTCAGTCATAAAGGTAAGAGGAAAACGGTCGTCATCCATACCATAGTTGTAAGTAAGAAACGCATTAATTTCAACAGGTTTAGTAAGTTGAAGATTAGCAATACTCTCTTCATTAGAGTAACCTCTATCATCATAACGACCCGTTGACAAAACTCGCATTGTGTACATAATCAACAGTTTTAATTAAGTTATACATAACCAAGAGCATCAGCAATATTATCGCCAATTTTCTTGTTTGCGGCAGGCTTAGTAATTTTAATAGAACTTTTACGTCTTTGTTCAGCAGCTTTAAGACGAAGCGTCTTAGTCTTTTCAGATGCAATCGCAAGGTCTACAAGATTACTATAATTTCCACCAGTAAATTTAAGATAAGCACGAAGCAAATCATTTTGAAGTTGTTCTTCTTCCGGAGTTTCCATTAATTCTCTTTCATAACGGCTATATCCTTTATCATCTACTTGATATAGATAATTAAAGAAATCATCAGCGGTTGCAGCACTTTGTTTACCGTTTTTATTAATAAGAATAGTTTCAGGAATTTTATAACCAGCAATCTCTTTCTTATCAATAGCAGATTTAATTTTACTCCAATAAGCAATTTCAGCTTTTTTATCTTCTTCAATCTTACGTTGAGCAGTTTCAGCTTGTTCAGCTTTAACTCTCTTATCGTTTTCTTGAAGAGTAGCAAGGTCTTGTTTAGCAGCATCTAAAAGACGATTTGTACTCTTAAGGAAAGAAATATAATCATCAATGCTTCCGACCTTGCCACTTTCTTTAAAGGCTTCGCGAACTATCGCTTCTTGTTGTGCAGTATTATTTTCGTCAATAGTAATTGTACTTCTATCTCGAACTTGACCGAATCCCTCATAACTATTTCCGTTAGCAACATAATAATTAAGGAAATCGCTTACAATAGGAAACTTATCAATAAGTTGCTGAACACCAGCTTGAGCATATTCGGTACGTTTAGCATCAAGAACTTCATTAATATATGAAGCAACTCCATCGGGAGTATTTTCAAAAGTAATAGGTTTATCGTTTTCATCGGTAACTTCAAAACCAACTTTCTCGATAATCTTAGCAACATCAATTACATTTTCTGTATTATCAGCATCGTCAACTTCAAACTGTTTAAGAAAATCTTTAACATCTTTAGCTTCTTTGAAAACTTTATTGTTTTTATCAACAAGATTTCCCTCAGCGTCAACAGTATAAGTATCTTCTCCAATAGTAACAACAGAACCAGGTTCAACAGCTAAATCATTATCATCACCTTTATTACCATCATCATTACCATCTTTATCATTTGCATTAGCAGCAGGATTATCAACGTCATCTTTTTTACCATCACCATCGGTCTTACCGTTGTTGTCTTGACCGCCATTATTCGGCTCATCAATAGGAGGAATAATATTTCCATCAGAACCAACAGTACCAGTAACGCCAGTATCTAAATCTGTAACAGGTTCAGTCCCACTATCAGTAGGATTAGCATTAAAACCAAAATCTAATGTAGGCATAATTTTAATAGTTTTATATGGTTATTATTACTTTGTTATTTCAAGACAAATGTATAAGCAGTAGCAGCATTATGTCGAGCATCACAACTACTTACTCGATTTCGTTTGCTTATTTCTACTGTCTTGTTAGCATCAGCAAATACCCTTGTCGCTTACAGACTTGACGAAATTTGAACGATTTATGGCGAATTGATTAATCCTCTACGGGGTGTATCAACGTCTTGTACAGAGCCTTAGAATAAGCCGAATAGTAAAACATATTTACAAATACTGTAAATCACAATTATGAATAATAGCAGCAATAAAAAAGCCGCTACTACTCTCACGAGCGGCAACGGCTAAATCCATTTACAAAGCACAAATACAAGTATTTATAATACAAGTTTATTTTTTATCGAATCTATTTTTATTTTGCTTAGCAACTTTATAACTCATATCAGCCTTATAAATATCAGAAGCAAATTTCTGATTATTGGCTTGAATTTGAGCACCAACTTTTTCTCTTTCAACAGCTATCTTTTCTCTTTCAATAGCAGCCTTAGCAGCATCAACAGCAGCAGTATTAACCGCTCCATTATTGAGACCCCCCGTAGAGGATAGAACAGCTTTTATTTCCTCAATCTGTCCATCAAGATATTTTTCAAGAGCAAGTGTTTCTCTATCTTGTTGACCTTCCGCAGCAATCTTGTCAAGTTCATATTGTTGAAGCATTTGAGCATTTTGAGCATCAAGTTGTTTCATACGTTCTTCATGTTGACGATTAATCTCTTGAAATTTAAGAATACCTTTCTTTATTTCAGCAGTATTATCACCCTCGATTGCAACAGCAGCCATTCCAGCATCTCCATTCTGTGCAGCACTAAAAGCAAATTGTTTATATTGATTAAGTTTATCACGTTCCTTTGCAGAAAGTTTAGCTTTAATAACATAATCAGCATAAATATGCTTATCAACATCAAGACTGAAATATTTTATAGAAGCATCATTCTTAGTTTTATAAGAAGTTCTTAAACCGTCAATCCAAGCAAGTTTAGAATAATCCATATCGCGAGCATAATCATGTTCTCGCATATAATCAAACATAAACTCAACTATAACACTTCCCATAGAACCGCGAATAATAGCTTGTTCGGTAACTCCTTTACCGGCACTATTAGCAATCTCGCCATAACGTTGAGGAGTCATATCAACTTTAAGATTGGCAGCCTGTTCATTAGCATTAATAAGTTCTGTAAGCTGAGCGATATAAGCAGAAGTATCGCTATTAAGCATACGAACTTGTTGTGCCCTTAACATTCCCTGGTCATCTTCGTCATCTATATAAAGAACGCCATCAGCAGCCATTCTATAAATAGTTTCTTCTGGAACGCTACCTAAAAGAGATTTAGCAATCAGAAGAACATTAAGTTTGTTCTTAGCAAGAGCCATTTCTCTATGATAAGCAATAATATTGCCAAAGATTTGATAAGGCATTATTAAATCAATAATACTAAAACGACCAAGACCAGGCATCAATTCTATTAAACCATTATAAGGAAGTTTGCCGTTTCTATTATAAGCAATAGGTCTACACTTATAAGGATAGATAGCATTATTTCTTCCACCTATTCTATCACATTCAAAAACTTGTGATTCCCAAACCCATTCAATATCAATATCGCCATTATCGGGATTGAGTACATAGTCTTCGTCTACAATAGTTTCTCCGATAATACCATTTTGTTGATAAGTAAGAATACCTTTCTTAACTTCTCCACGCCAAACAACATGCCAAACTTCAATAAGATTATTATTATATTCACGAGCCATTATCGGTTGACGTTCAAAAAACTCTCGTTCATTAGCAGTGAATTTATTACACATATCTGGATATAACTTCTTGAAGTTTTCCCATTGCAATAATCCTCTATCATCTTGACTTGTCATTTTGCCGCTAATATAATAAGTATCGAGAAATTTCTTACCCTTATCATCGAGAATATCATAATATTCATCCATTATTTGTTGAAAAGTCATCATTCGTCTTTCGCAAAAAGCGTCAAAATCTTCAACAAGAATATTATCGTTAGGAATAGGAAAAGCATCACGATTAGAAACAACTCGTTTAACTATCTTATTACCTTGAATTTCTGTATAAGTAAATACACGACCAAAAGCAACCCATTCAAAATAAGCACGAGCATATAAAGTAGCAGCATCAGTCAAATCGTCAATAACATTAAGAATATCTTGACCTTGTGCAGTTATATCATCAATATAATTTTCATTAAATTCTTTTATGAAAGCTTCAACATCAAAATTATCTTGAGGATTAAATTGTTGAGGTTGTCCGCCTTGTTGAACAAATTGTTCATAATTATGTTTAATCCTTTCAGCAATTTTCTGTTGAACAATAGTCATAAGTTCTTGACGAAGTTTAGCATCGCGAGCAAGAACTACTTCTGGATTATTAGCGCCTACAATAAAATCGTGAGGATTTTGAATATATTCACCAACATATCGACGAACAACGCCGCCAACCATATCGTAATTACGCATAGTAGCAGGAAATCGTTGATAATCTTTATTTGTAGCATTATAAGGATTTAGAATCTTCTTATAATATTCAGCATCAATATTACCTTTTAGAAAATGATATTTCTTTTCAATATCATCAGTTTGAGCAATACTTAACGCTTGACCAATAAGCCAATCACAACTATTGGCATAAAACTCCGGCTTGTTTCTTTCCGCAGCACTAACTCTTTGCTTAGGAAAATTTAAATCAGTAGGAAAATACATATTATTAGTTATTATCGTTATAAGTAATCATATTATAAACATATTCTTTATTATCGAGAAGTTCAAATCTAAAAGCTATACTACCAAATATAAAAAGATATGTACTTAATGATTGTTCTCCAGTCATATTATTAATACCATTTACGTTTGAAAAAGTTATTAGCAGCACTACTACTTTCTTCTAATTTTTGTCTTTTGCTAAGTTCAAGCTTACCTTTAATGTCAAGAGACTTACAATAAATACCAAGAAGAAGCATTTCAGAAACACGGTCAAAGTTACCCTCGTCATTCCATTTCTTAAGTTCAAGAATAGATTGATAATCTAATATTCTATGAAAGTTATAAACATCATTACCTTGTTCATCTTTACCAATAACTGTATAAAGAAATTCTTTTAGCAAACGAAGAGCATTAAGTTTCTTAACACCATCAGTAATAACATATCCATAAGTAGAACTAACTTTACCTTTAATAGTCGTATCCCAAACAAACAAAGGTTCATGAGCAAGATAACGAAGAACTTTCCATTTAGTAAAATTAGAAACAGTTTCGCCACGATTGACTTCGACTATACCAGTTCCAATACAATTATAATAAATACAAAGATAAAGAAATATTAAATCAACTTCTTCAAGTTTATCTTTACGACCATAATAAGAAGCACAACATTTAAACTTATATCCGTTACGAGCAGACGGCATTTCCCAAACATGAATACTATTATGAGAATGTCTATTAGTAATTTCTTTTTTTTCTTTATCTATACCAACAGGGTCATAAGTAGCGCAATAAGTACCCTCGGGAATTTCTTTTATTTCTCTATCATTTTCATATCGAATATCATATTGAGGATGATACCAAATACGAACACAACCATCAGGTTGCTCATTTCCTTTACGGGGTACTCCTTGTATCCAATCATAAACTTTAGCATTAGGATTCTCTTGCTTAATACGTTTATTAGATTTAAATACAACAGTATTGCCCTCTTTAAAAAGCATACCATCAACATAAAAATGATAGTCGCTATCAACACGAAGTTTATTTTCATAAGCAATAAATGCTTCGCTAACGAAAATATTTTCGGTAGCACTACTAAAACTTTCAGCAGGAAACAAAGCACGTTGACCGCAATAATTAATAAACTTAGCAAAAGTTTTAGTTTTTTCTTTCATTGCTTCACGAGAACGCATAGCAATTTTAATACCTAAATCTATATTACTATTTCCGTATTCGTCAATAGCTTTAACTCCGTCAATAGAACCCTCAAGTCCCCAAGCATAAGATTTAAAGAAACCACAAATTTCATTACGAGCATCTTTATCCCAAACGTTTTCAAATGACATAAAATTAAATTCACCTGGAGCATAAAAGTTTTCTTCAAAGACTTGCATATTAGTAGCAGTAGCGGTTCCCCAAGCAACAAGCATACCGGTAGTAATATCACCGACCGTCATGGCAGGTTCAGTTACAGTCATAAATTCATTAAAATTCTGCATTGTAGAAAGCTCTTCTACATTAACACCAATAGCATCTTTACCAATAGCACAGTCGGGATTATTATTAGCTGATACAGATATTAAAGAACTTTGCCAACTATCTTCAGATTCAACTCCATTAGGAAGACGAAATCCAAGACGAAAGTCTTCAACGTTACTACTATAAATACCGCGTTTAAACATAGTCTTTTCTTCATAGAATCGAAGAGTATTAACTGCAAAATCAGTAAGACCTCCTTTCTTAGTCAAGTATTTATTATCAGCAGCAACATTAATAAAAACTTTATGTTTTCGTAGATTTACAGCATTAGCAGCACGAGCAGCATTCATATAAGAAAAACCACCACGACGAGTCTTAACAATAATCAAATGGAAACCGTTATTCTTAGCAAATTCATAAATATTATGCGTCCAATATTGAGCATCAATAAATTTAGGAAAAGCAAAAACTTTTTCACCAGTAGAACCAATTCCTGTACTTTTAACACTATTATCATCAGTACGTTCCATTCGAGTATAATTAAGAAAATTATAATAGTCTCCGCTAATATGAACATTCTCAATACTACCATCAGGATTTTGCCAACAAGGAGCAGAATAACCATCTCGTCTACGCATAGCTTCACGTTTACGAAGTTGACGATATGGCAAACTATCCTCTTTAAAATTAGTATATTTATTATCATTAGCTTCAAAATAATCAGCCATTTCAGTAAATAAATAAGTATTAATAAATTTACCAGGACGAATGTTCATTATAAAGCCGCCACTATCACCAATTCTAAAATGATTATAAGGGTCATAATATCCCTTTTCAGAAGCAAGAGGATAACGAGTTTTATCTTCGACAAGAAATTCAGCAAAAGGATACCTTTCTTCCATAATTATTATTTCATTTGACAAGCAATAATACAAGAAAAGCCGATGCAAAAGCACCAGCTACACCAGTAATAATCTTAGTCTTTTTCTTAGACTTATTAAGATTATCTTCTAATCTATTTCTTGCAAATTCAGAAGCAGAAGCATAACGCTTCATTTCTTCATAACTATTACTTAAATAATTAATCTTTATATTTTGTTTTTCAATAAGACTATCTTTAAGTTGAATAATTGTATCTTTAGTATAAGATTTAGCAATAAGAACATTAGCTGTTCTTAAATCATCAATATCAACTCTAATACTATCTCCGACCCCCCGTAGAGGAACTGCGAATAAGTTCATAGAACAAGATAACAGTAGTACTATCATCAAGACTAAGAACTTTATTTTCAATTTCTTTTTCATAATCATTATATTTAATAATTGTACTATCAATTCTTTTTATATCATAAGTAACAGAATCAATCCGAATATTAGTAACAGTTGTATCGGGGAACACATTTGTTAGATTCGTATTTCTTCTATACTCCGACTTATTTAAAATTATTATTGTTATAAATAAATTAATTAACGCTATAATCAATACGACTATTAGTAACTTCTTCATGACTCTGTTATTTTAAATTAATTTTTAATTGCAACAAGTTTATAAAGCAAATCTAAAGACCAAACTCCAGTTTCTCTTAAATCAAGAACTCTTTGAATAAATTTAATAGCAGCAACTTGTCCGCAATTAACAGCAGTATCAAATATTTGTTCAGCAACTAATTGATTAGGAATATCATCAAGTTCAAAACAATCCCAATATTTATCTTTATATAAGTCTTGAACTTTCTTTTCTAATTCTGGAGTTCTTTTAAGAATATTTTTAAATGTAGTAGGATGAGCCTTTTTAATTTGGTCAATACTTATCCAACCATTCCAATCAGGATTAGCTTTACGAGAAATACCTTTATAAGTTTCGCCACCTTTATCGTCGGGGTCATTGACATAACTGCCCTCAGCGGCTTCAATCTTTTTATAAGCTAAATGAAAATCAGCCATAATATATAATTATTTATCGACATAAACAAAATAATAATCTTGTAATCTATAACGAAGTTTACCAGCTTTAGCGTTATTTTTGCAACAACGACTAATAGCTTGTTTCTTTATATTATTAACAACAGCAGCTTCATAAACACTTTTATAAACAACTTTATCATTTTCGTCATAGATACTTATCTTTGCCACTCTAACAGCAGGAACATTAAGTATTGTCGGCATTTGTCACAAAGTATTTATTAGGATAAACAATCTTATTATAAATATCTATAACTTCACGTTCAAGATAATCATCACTTAAATCATCAGTAGAGTAAGTATAAATATTAACCCAATATTTAAAACCAAGAAAAGAAGCACGAACTTGAAGTCTAACAACTTTATAATGATAATTGCCATCTTCAAGATAATCAATATACTCTTCTACAACTACTCTTATATGTCCATTATTACGTAATTCAGTCATACCATTTTAATCATTAAGAACGCGATTAATCCAACCTCTAAGATATTTAATATTATTACCTTTAGCAGCAATATCATTATAATATCTAATGCGTTCAAGTTTATATTTAGTAACAAATAATTCAGCGTTTATAGTAGTATCAGCTTTATAAGAATTTAGACTATCTTGTGTACGAAGAAGTAATTCTTTTGTAGCAGCCAATTCAGAAACACAAGCAGTATCCGACCCCCCGTAAGGGATATAAATACGTTCAGCTTCAACATTATTATCACAAACAACAAAACCAAAAATGCTACCAACAATAAGACCAGCTATAACTCCATATATTATATTTTTCATAATCCTAAAGTAAAATTACGTTTAACATCTTGAGCTTTAAGTTTTAATTTTCTATCAGCAAGAATAGCATCTATTTCTTGTTCTCTATAAGGAAGATTATAAAAAGTAATCTTTTCAACTTGATTTTCTTTAATATGATAAAGCCCATCTTCAAAACGTTTCGGCATACCATATTCGTTAAGTTCAAAATCGCAATCAATATGAGCAAGCCAACAACCTTTAATAACAAGACCAGTAATTGAGTTAACAGCTTTACCATACATAGAAAGTTGAAGATTATAAATGCTTCCATTACAATGAGGAAGATGCTGAACAGGAGGAAGAAGAAATTCTTTCTTTTCAACCCAATCACTTGTAAGTTGAGCAGGATGTTGTTTCTTATCTTTACGATAATAACCAGCAGTGAAACGAAGTCCAGAGCGATTTGTCTTCCAATCACCAATAACAGCCTTATTCTCCCATTCATTAACAAGAAGAACGTCAATAGTTCCGCTAATAAGATAATCTATTAAGAACATTCCAATCTCGGCATAAATCTTATAACCATGATTAGTATATTTTTCAAAAACATCATAAAGATTATCATATTTGTTATCAGTAGCTTCTTTGAATTGTTTAATATCAAGAAGTTTATAATTAGCATTAATTGTATTCAAATCAGCAACAGTAATCATTTCGCCGCCATCTTCATCAGTATTAAGATATTGAATGGCTTGCTTAAATTTACTACTGCCTTTAATACCATCTTCAAGACCATTATGAACATTAGTACCACGTTCGCAAGCTTCTTTAGTAATGGTATTCCATTGTTCTTCTAATTCTTTTTCAGTAATACCAAGTTGAACAGCTTTCTTGTGTAACCAATATTTCTTATCAAATTTAGGAGCTAAATCATGCAAAAGAGTAGTAGTAGAAACATATTCGTTACCAAGAGTATCATGATATTTATGAGCAGCTTCTTCAAATATAAGACGAACTTGACTATATCTGTTTTCTATATTCATAATATAATTTTAAAAATCTTCTTCAATCATACTGCTTGTAACTTTCATACCACCACGAGCAGTTCGAGTTTCTTCTTCATAAGCAGCTTCTTCTTCTGCCTTTTTTAAAGAAGCAATAAGATTAGGCAAATCGGTAATACGTTTATTAATCTTATCCATATAATCTATAAACACACCAGCGTCTTCGGCAGATAAACCAGATTGAAGTTTATCGTTTAATTGCTCATTAATAATATTAGTAGAAATAGTAATATTATGAATAGCTTTTTGAAGAGCTTCAACAGCTTGACCAGCAATACCAGTTTGATTATCGTGATAACGTTTAATTAATTTCTCAACAAGTAAATCAGGAGTATAAGTAGTAGGCAAATCAAAATTTTCACGAGCCTTTTGAAGTGCTTCACTACGACTAAGACCAGCACTAAGGCAAGGACCTTTAGGGTCGCCTAAATAATATATAACTCCAACTTCTTTAATATACATTTCCTTATTCTTACTTTTATCACGAAGATAAAGAAGCTTAACATCTTTATCAAGTAATTGAGTAAGATTAGGCGCTTCCGGCATCCCAGTTTTATTTATAGTCAAAAGACTATCAATTCTACGACCACGCATCTATATAAGCATTATTAAGTTCTTCGTCAAACTCAACAACTTTAAGTTGTTTATGAAATTGCAAATAACAATTAGCATAAGCAATTCCATACTTACGAGAAAGCTTGACCCAAAGTTTATAATTGCGATTTCTATCAGCTTTCTTTAGACGACGTTCAACTTCAATAGCATTAACTTCGGCTTTCTTCTGAATAATAAGTTCGTCTCTAAACTTCTTATATTCTTCAATAGGAAGAGTATTACGAGCTTCTTTAAGTTCTTGATAACTTTCAACAACTTTCTTACGAAGAAGATTTCTTTGTGCAGTTCCAATATAAGGAATATCAACAGCAAGTTCTTTAACAAATTGTTTGCTGGCTTCTTCTTCGAGACTACGAATTATTGATTGAGTCAATAGTCTTTCAGTATCATTAGCAAAATCAATATCATCAAGAACATTATCCAAATCCTTATAAACTAAAACATAATCAGCACCAAAATCAATACCTTTAAGAACATTGTCTAATTTTTCTTCTTTTGAATCCATTTGTTATATTTTAAACAAAAACAAAAATACCGCTAATAGAATTACGATGAACACTATCAGCGGTATAACGGACTTATGTAATTGCAAAAAGATATTATTAATTCAAATCACTTTTATGATGTTCTTTCATAGTACAATAAATATTCTCTTTAGGAGAATAAGAACCTTTAATAGCACAATTAGGAACAATCTTAAACTCTACAAATATAACATTAGGAGCAGTAGTTTTAGCTTCGGCAGCACCTAAAGATTTGCCATCATTAAAAAATCTACCACTAATAACATCATTATAAAGTTCTTTATCTTGAATAACATAATTAGCAACATTAGCTAAACTAATAACATTTTGTTTCAAAGATAAATGAGTTCCCATTTCAAGTTCAGTAGGATTACAAACAACAACATCTCCTTGTTTAAAAGAAAGATTGTTTTCTGTATCGTTTAATTTAGCAATAAGAGGAATAACATTAGCTTGTTTAGAACCAGCATTATTTTTAAAATCAGAAACAACACTAAACAATCTATCAACATAACAAATAGCAACAATAGAATAATTAGGAGCAAGTTTAATATCTTTTAAAAGATTATCAAAATAATCATTATCAACTTCACTAATATCAGTAGGAAGTTTTACAGAATAAGTTTTTAATTTGCTGTTAAGTATTAACATGATTACTATTATTTAGTTAAACAATCAATTCCAGCACCGCCTAATTTCATTTTACTTTTATGATTAGTAGGCTTTTTGTCTTTACGAGAACCAGACTTAAATTCAGTCTTATAATCATCTCGTTTATAAGCTCTAATTTTATCAGTTATATTATTCATATCATTTTTGTTTCTGCAAGTATAAACATAATCAGCAATACGACCATATTTATTAAACATATTTTAACAATTAGTTTTAATCCACTTCTAAGGCTGATACAGCAACTTTGATTTAAAACAATATAAACTATCAATTCGATAAAGAAAATGGCGTACAGCGAACGTCTGAAAGCGAGAAAACTATTCAACGAGCGTTTATCGAAAGCAGCAAAATACAGCCGAATACCGGAAAAGAAAAATTTCTGCATCAGCAATAATAGTAGCATCAGTAAAATCAGCAAATCGAGCAGATTTAGCAGTCTTAGATGTATCAGCTTATTGCCGACCCCCCGTAGAGGATTGAACAAATGCTGACTTTCTCTACCAGCATTAGCATCAATAATAGAATCAGTTTTGGCAGCGGCAATAACGTCAGCAATATTATTTGCGGCAGTAGTATTATAAAGAGCAGCAGAAAGAGCAAGACTAAACCTGTGTAATTCCTCTACGGGGAAACTTATCAAGAGCAACAGCAGAATCGTCTGTATCTACTGCATTTACTTTTATAACATTAATAGATTCATAATATTTTCTTATTGCATGATTAATAATATTGTCATTAACAAGAACGTTATTGTATAATTTATATCGTAAACTTCTATTATATTTATCAGCAATAATAAAATATTTATCTTTACTAAAACGCTTAAGATAATATTGTTGAATTATATTGTTAAATTCATTTCTATTACCTTTAAAAATATAATTCGTGTTTACAGTATAAACATTTTTATAAATAGTTTTGGTAATAATACGGTCGTTTATTAAATCTTGAACGCAAGTATTAAAATCATTATTAAATTCTATTTCATTAATAAGTTCAATAGTAATATGTTCGTCTACAAAATTATTATTAATATCATCCTTTTTATTTTTAGTATAATAATTAAGTATTCTTTTAATATCAATAACTATCACATTAGAATTATATTTAATATTATGAATAATATAATGAATAATATGATTATATAAAGATTTAGTGTTATGAGTAATATAATAAACAAGTCTATTGTTTATATAAAGACATCTATTATCATAAACATCACAACTTCTACTATAAAGATAAGTAGACCAATCTTTATAAACAATACCGTTATTATGAGAAACACGTTCTTTAACAGCAGTAGATTTAACAGAATCAACAGGAAAAATAACAGTAGTTCTGCCAATAATATCGGCAAGAAGAATACGAGAATAATCGTTAGTAAAATCTTTATTCATAGTCTTAATAAAATTAGTTATGTATAGCAAATGTAGTATAATAAATATAATAATATAATTA